TAAAGTCATGACTGAAGTAGAACTAGGAATCAAATGAGTCGTATTGCACCACTAGTAGGTAATCTTATTGGTAGTGAAACTGCTGATGAATTATTAGTTGACATCATGGGAGTACTTGGTGATAGTGCAGGATCAATTCCAGAGGTTGGTAAGATATATGTGTTTGCATATCAACCATCAACACCTAACATTAGATATGATCAAAATCCTTTAGTTGCTGTAACCAATGTATATGAATGGGGATTTAAAGGAATCAACTTTCATTGGGGTCAATCTCGTTCATATACCTTTCAAGAAGTAGCAAGTCAACTCTACCAAGTCACAAATGAGGAGTTACAAGACCTAAATACAGTACCATTTGCAAAATTTCGTATAAATAACTAAAAATAGGTCGATATGGCATTAAAAAAAGATCAAAATCGAAAAAACATTAGCAATACGCAACAGAATTTAAAGATAAAGAAAGATAAAATAGCAGAATTTAGAAAAAATAATAAGGGTTTTAGTTATCGTGAAGCTGAGATTGAATTGTTTGAAGGTGGAATACCAACAATAACATTAGATAATGGAGATAAGGTCAGATTAGAACTTAAAAGCACTACTAATTACAAAAATACAAAGAGAGGTAAAAAAGTTGATACAGCAAATCCAGTCGATGAGGTTTTTGTTGACACTAAAGGAAATAAATATGATCAAGCAGGAAATTTAACAGAACGTTCTAAAGATAATCCACCTCCAGTAAATTTTGATGATATTAGAAAGAAAAGATTAGCAAGATATGGTAAAAGAAGACAAGGTGGTGTGCTGAGATATCCTGCAGAGTTGCTTACAGAACACACAGATTATCTACAGATTGATATAGAAAGATATGCAGAGATTGGAAAAAGTTATATTTCTGATACAGGTGGTAGTAGTAGATATGTAATTGGTAATGCATCTCAGAACCGTGCTGGTAGAACAAGAAAATTATCTCGCAGACCACTGATAAATGCAGGTACAATCTTACTACCAATACCTGCTCAGTTACAAGATACAAATAATGTTGTATATGGTGATTCAAAAATGAATGGTCTTGCAGCTGCTGGTGTTTCAGCTTTAGAGGGTGCAATGTCAACACTCGGTGGACAGGTAGCAAATAATCAAAAATTTGATATTTCTGATGATATTGGCACATTTAAAGAAGAATTAAAATCAGGATTAGGTGGTGATAATGCTGCATTAACCACAGCAGCAGATGTTCTAACAAAAAAATTAGCATCAGAAGCAGTGAATATATTTGGAGCAAACGTAACAGTCAATCAGTTATTGGCAAGAGGAACTGGTGAGATATTAAATCCAAATATGGAATTATTATTCAGTGATGTGACAATTAGAAACTTTAGATTCTCATTTAAATTAACTCCTCGTAATGCAAGAGAAGCAGAGCAAGTTAAATTAATTATTCGTGCATTTAAGAGAAACATGGCTCCACAAGCACAAGGTGGTGTTTCAGGTTCAGGTAATTTCTTTTTAAGAGCACCAAACGTATTTAAGTTAAGATATCGAAGTGGTGCAAATGATCATCCATTTCTAAACAAATTCAAACAGTGTTTCTTGACTGATATGCAAACAACATATACTGGTGATGGTGTATATTCAACATATGAAGATGGAACACCAGTATCAATGCAATTAGATTTATCATTCAAAGAGTTACAACCAATTTATGATATTGATTATGATTCAAAACCAGGTGATGGAGCAGTAGGTTACTAATGGGATATTTCAGAGAACTTCCAAATTTATTATATCCATCTTTTTTACCCGATAAAACATCCTCTTTGGATTTTGTTGAAATAAAAAATGTATTTCGTCGTGCAAAATTAAGGGATGACTTACAGAATAATTTTACTGTATTTGAAAAATATGAAATACCTATGGGTCTTCGACCAGACACAGTTGCAGAGGAATTATATGGTAGTGATGAATTAGATTGGGTTGTATTAACAGTGGCAGGTATTTTAAATGTGAGAAATGAATGGCCATTAAGTGATCGAGACATATATGATTATTCACTTGACAAATATGGAGAGAGTTTAAACTCAGTTAAATTTTTTGAAACAACAGAAGTTAAAGATACAAATGGTAGAATGATATTACCTAAAGGTAAAGTTGTTGATAGTAATTTTACAATACCAAAACCTGGTGAACCAACTGCAACTTTAAATCCTGTTGTGGGAATCAGTAATTATGAATATGAAACTCGTTTAAATGATGAAAAAAGAAATATATTTGTCTTGAGAGAAGAATATTTACAACAATTTTTAAATGATATGAGAGAGTTGATGACATATGATGAGTCATCAGAATTCATTGATGAGAGAACAGCACAAACAGAAAATACTAATATAACATTACCATAAAAAAAGGAGGTCGTTTGACCTCCTGTATAATTATTCTTCTGCGAGTTTCGCAAAGTATGATAACGCATCATCCTCGTCTTTATCTACCGTTGAGGTAGTTGGAGGTGCGGATACAGCAGCAGTTACTAACTCTTCTGCTTCACCACGATCATTATCTTCTTCATAGACATCTGGGTCTTGAGCAGGTCTCTTACTTCCAAGAACATATTCTAATCTCTTTTTAAGATCTTCATATGACTTGAACTGATCGGCAGCAACAATCTCTGCGAGAGAGTATTGTTTCTTCCATAGACCTTCAAGTGCATCGTCATCATCAAGTAATGGAGTTACAGCAGCAAACTCAGAACTATCATAGTTTCTGTATCCTGCTACGTTTTTTGCCTTTAACTTGAAGTTAGCACCTTGCCAGAAATCAAACGGATCAATTGCTTCCTCATCTTCAAACTCAGGTTGCATTGCAGCAGTAAGTTTATCAAATATTTTTTTACCATATTTGAATAAGAATACCTTACCTTCGTTCTCAGGATTCGTTGGATCTTTCACAACGTAAATGTTACTCATGTAAGTAAGTTTACGTTTTTGTTTCCGTGCTGTTTCTTTTCCTGCATCGGTTCCGTTGTTCCAGAGTTGAGTGTTGTACTCAGAGACAGGATCTTTCTGACCAAGTGATGTCAGAGAGTTTTCAATATACCAACCACCAGGACCTTGAAAGGCATGGGAGTATAGTTTTACAAAGGGTAGATCCTCATTTTCGGGTGCAGGTAGGAAACGGATAACAGCGTATCCATTGCCACTTTTATCTACATCTAACTTCCATGTGCGTTCGTCACCAGACGCACCGTTATTATTCATTTTCTCAACTTCTTTAACTAACTTTGCAGTCAAAGAGCCAAGCTTAGATTGTTTTTTTAAGTCTTTAAAAGACATAAGATTACCTCGGATAATTTGATTGGGGGATTGTTTTTATTATAACAAAGAAAGATTAATTAGTCAACACTCTTCTTGAGTTTGCCAATGGTTTCATCCATTGCATTAAAAATAGATGGCATATCAGTTCCTTCTGGGAAACCCATACCTTCTAGGGACTTACGCAATTGATTTTTCATATCTTTTGCTTCTGGGTCATCTGATAAAGATAACCGAGTCCACATACATTTTTGTTTCTCTAAAAGAGATTCTAATTTTTCTACATGTTCCATTTGGTCAGTAGGACTTAGAAAACCAAAACCAAACATCTTTCCATAGATGCTAGTTTGTAATCTATTAATTTCAGATAATTCTTCACGGACTATTTCCGATTCAAAAAATCTCATTTTTTCTTAGTCTCCACAACTTCTGGTTGTACTGGTTCAACTTTACTTTCCTCGATTTGTTCGAGGACATCAATTGCTCCTAGAAGTTTAACACGGGTTTCATTAAGTTCGTTTAACTTACCCGATACTTCTTTGAGTTGAGATTTAAGATTTTCAAGAACTGTCGCATTGTCAAGAGCCATTACGAATAATCTCCTTTAATAATTTTTTATATTGAAACACATTAATATTTATGAAAGGACTATACTTATTAATCTTCATCTTTACGGATTCCCACACTGGGTCGTCAAGTTGTTTGTCAAGGTTTTTTACGAAAGAAAAGATCTTTTCGTAGATTACCAAGATTTCTAAGTTTAGTTCTCCACCCAAGTGTTTCTTGAGTATTTTTGGGTGTCCCTTGGAGCAGTTGAATACTTCGTCTAAGTCGTTCTCGGATAGCAATCTCTCTGATTGTTCTCTGAACAAGTAAGTTAAACTCTGTTGAGTTCTCATCCACTCTGAGTAATTTCTTTCGCCAGAATTTATAATTTCTCCAATCCATAAGTTTTCTGGGTTTGTTGATGTTACAAAGTTGGCAAGAAGAAAATCTACAATCTGACCATCAGAATACTTACGGGAAGTTTTCTCAAACCAGTATTTGTCTTTTCTTCGATTAAAAGCAGTTACTGTGGCACGGGATTTGCCACCATATTTAAAGAAGTCATACTTACCATTGGTAAAATGACTTTTCATAGAAAGATAAGTTTGATATGTTTCAAACGGTGTCACTTTCCTCTTCAACATCTTCACTATCTAATTCTGTAATTGAGTCACAAGGAACCTCATTATCACCTATCATATACCAATGTTGTGGCATACCAATACTATCGGGTCTGACACCAAGATATTGTAAATCTGGCATGTTATGTTCCCTGAGTATTGCTTGAAGTCTCCAGTGAATTAACTCTGATTTTTTCATTATAAGGGTAGTTTTGCCCTCGAAGTCTTTTTCATAAAATTAAGACGAATTGCATCCCACTTTAATCTTTCCTTCAAAGGTTTTGATATGAGTTTCGTTACTGATTCTACCTCAATATTGTTTATTTCGCAATAGTGTATGATCGCATCAATATAATTGAGTTGTTCATCAACCACAATCTTTTCAATATCCAATGCAAACTTCTGTGGAGTTACAAACTTATTCGCAATAGCTTTTTCTAGTTCTTTATTCGGTTCCATAGAGTTCCAATTTATCCCCAACAAACTTTCTAATGTATTGTCCAAGGAGTTTGATGTATTTTGATTTGTCGTATTCTTCATAAACAACGCATTCTCCGTTTTCACATGCCATAATAATGACTAATTTTTTAACTGATATACCCTTCATCTCATACAACATACAACCGTATGCCATTGCTTGAACAAAATAGTGTTCAATCCACTCTCGTGGTTTAGGTTTTTTAGATGTTTTAAAATCGATTATTGCTAACTCATCGTTGTATTCTGCAATACAATCAACAGTTCCTGCAATTCCTAATTGCCTACTATATAGCGCACCTTCTAAAGTGTGTATTTTACTGATTTTCTGTAATTTACCCTTCGATATTTTAAACAAAAAGTCAGATATAGGAGGGACTTTAGGCAGTTCCTCGTTCTTTAAATAATACTCTGTAAGAGTATGCATATCCGTTCCACGAGTCGTAGCAGCCTTTGTAATTTTATCTGCTTTTGCATTACCAACTCTTTTTCTCCAATCAAGGAAAATCTGTTTATTGTAATGACTCGTAATTGATGTGATTGAAACTAATTTAATTAGTTCATCTTCATCGGGAACTGAATAATAACGAACTCCGTCTACCGTTTCACGTTTAAGTGAAGGTAGATCCAAATCAACATGATCAAACATTACATACCCATTTCTAATTTTGCAATAAGATACTCTTTAACAATTCCTGAACGAACTATATCATCAATACCAAATTCAATTACATCAAATGATGGCATGGAACGAATTATCTTCATAAAGTCAACAATACCATTTTTTTCATTAGTTTTCTGCAAATCAGTTTGAGATGCATCACCACAAAAGAAAATTTTACTGTCTTCTCCTACTCTTGTTATTATACTATCTAATTCATGAAAATTCAAGTTTTGAAATTCATCAACGATAATAATTGAACGATCAAGTGTTGTTCCTCTTAAAAATGAGGTACTCCAAAACTTAATTGTGTCCTGTGCTTTCAGATTACCATAAAGCATCTCAAAGTCTGCATCAGATGACATCTGAAACATATATTTTACCATATGTTTATATGGTACTTGATAAATATCAGATTTATCTTCGTGATCACCTGGCAAGAAACCAATTTCTCTTGTTGCGACTAATGAACGAACGATATATATTTTTTCATAGGGTGTACTTTCATCAAGAACATTTTTCAAAGCATTATATAAGGTAACAAAAGTTTTTCCTGTACCTGCTGCACCATAAGAAATTATATTCTTACCTTCATTGTAAGAATTAAATAAGATTTTTTGATTTTCTGTAATTGGTTCAATATTCACCAAATATTCAGAATTTACTGGTTTTTTTCTACGCATTTGCTTTCCTGTCAACCCAACTCCGATAGGTTGATCTCCGTTACTTCGTTTTCTTCCCATTAATCAATCTTTTGTTTTTGAGCACCTGGATATTTCTGCACTCTTTCTAAAACTTCATTCCAACCTGGTTTTCTTCTCACAAGTTTATTTTTCCATTCTCCAACTTCTCCAACACCTGGCATGGTGGATGGATCAGAATAATCTCTTGACCAATCGGGATTATCTTCTGTCCATTGATCCCAATCATTCACACTCATTTTCACTTCTTTCTGTTCACCAGTTTTTGTATTAACTACAGGATATGTTGCCATAATAATTGATTAATGTATAGTTATTTAGACCCACTCAAGGGCTTCTGATACTGAGGGGAACTCTTTAACGAATACTTTTCGACATTCCTCTGCAATATCCATATGTTCTTTTTGTGTTCCATGTGCAGATCTTAGATTTATATAATGTATCCAAGAACGACAAGAACCTGTCATGTAGATTCTTGTGGGAGTGCATAATGGTAATACCATTCTAGCACACTCTTTAGCAACTCCTTCTTCAATCATCTGATTATAAAGTGCTTGTGCAGAACTGAATAGAGTAATCATCTGTGCTTCTAACTTTTGCTGAACAAAAGGATCTAAATCATCAGTAGAGTTTTGACGATTTTTTTTATCCTGTCTTCTTAAATCAGGTAATTCAATTTTACCTAGTGCATTACTTTCAGCATATCTCTGAGAGAACTCTTGAAACGTGAAAGAACGATGTCTTAGTATCTGTGCTGCAATTGCACGAGTCGTTTCTATTTCAAGTGTCATTGATGACTGCTCAAAAACAGACCAATGATTATGTTTGATACAATATCTTAGTAACCCTGCGTACTTAGGATTATCTTGATTATCAGGATTAGAAACTCTGGCAATGTGAGCCATAGTTTTTTCGGCATCAGGTGTGATACTTATAAGTTCTACGTTCATTTAAATCCTTTTGATTCTTTTGCTTCAATCTCAGCAAACTCTTCTTCTGCAATTCGGAGAGTCTGTTTCATTTCTCTTAATTTTTCATCAGTATATAGATAATCTTGCTTGATTAATCTTTTTAATAATTTAATTAATGTTTTTTGTCTAGTCATTAATCTGAACCGTCATCATACAATTCATCATAGTCAAGTGGTTTTGTTGAAATTTTTTCATCATTTTTATATGATTCCACATCAGAATACACCTCTGCTTTCAATGTGTCAAGCGTTATTTCAAGGGTGCGGATAATATCTTTTAATTTACTACGATCCATAATATAAGACTTTTATATATTGTACACAAAAAAAGAGAAAAGGTCAACCCTCTTCTCTTGGATTTTTAAGTTTCCAATCTTGGTGATTGAAAATGTCTAGATACACCCACTTTGCGTAGTGAATCCCACGATAACACAGAAAAGCAAAAACTTTTTCTGGATTATGAATTTCTGGATCGAAATCTGGGACTTCGGGTGGTTCCCACCCTAAATGTAACATTTGACTTTACCTCTTGTAACAATTATTTATAACTGTATAAGAGTCTGGCTTCAACGTAGATTATTGCAAGAAATGCTACGCTAGCCACGAGAATTTCTGCAGTGACCAACATTACTTGCCTCCTTTAACTTCAACACCCCTGTAAACAAGTTGTTTTTGTTGAGGCTGTTGGATTTTTTGTTCTTGTAGACGAGTTTCAGTATCGTACTGAACTCCTCTGTAAGTGACTTGTGCCATTGTTTTGCTCCTAAAGTAGTTGGATGTTTTAAATCCGTTCCTTCAGTCGGCTTTTGCGTCCTTTGAAAAACACATGGGATTAGTATGTGCTACCACAACCCTTGTTATCTCTAATTGCTCAGATTTATCAGGATTGTTACTTGCTATATCTAATAGTTCAGCAGCATGATCACAATCAAGTGGTGCTCCAATTGCTATTAGACTAAGAAGAATCTGGTACATAAGGATGAACGAACCCGTTCCGAGTCGGCTTACTTGCGTCCAAACATCATAGGTTTACAATTCTTTTCTTCAACTTTGCTATAAAAGTAATCTATAAGATACTCGTGAGCATCAGAGTTAAGATTCCCATCGCTGAGTATCTCTGCTCTGTTTTGATTCCACTCTAAACATGTCATTGTCCAATGGGACGGATGATGTTGAGAGAGAAGTGAAGATAGCAATGCAACTTCTAACATTTGGATGAACGATGTGTCTATATTAACACATTCACTCTATATATGCAAGTAGTTTTGTAATTTATGATACATTTTTAGAAATATTTTAGATTTATGACTATTTTGCATCTAAATAATGGGTTTTGTTTCGTAAAAACCCTACACACGAAAAATTTTGGGGAGTTTTTTTTGCGGTATATTTGAAATTACTTCCGCTTTTTGGTTTTGGTCGGTGTATTATTATATTTCCAGAGTGCAGGTTTGATTGTTCCTCTACCAAAGTCTATGATCTTCAGACCTGTTTTAAACTTATCATAATACATATCAAACAACTTGACTCTCGCACCTCTTGTGAGGTCACGACAGACCTTCTCATTGTATTCATACGTAACGATACACGCATCAGTTGGAGCATTTGTTACTGATACTTGTTCAAGAGTTCCATTCTCTACGATAATCTCGCAACCATATTCACTCTTATGATTTTCTTTTTCCTGACTTGTCCAAATCAATTCTTTCTTCTCTTTTGGTTCTGTTTTAGTTTTAGTTGTCATGATCTACCACCCCATGTAATATCTGGATATGCTTCTGATACAATATCTTTTGTAATTTTATATTTTTCTTCAAGATTCTTATCCTTTACAAGTACAATAATCTCTGCTTCAAGTGGATGTAATCCTTCAAGTATGTTAATAAACATTGTCTCACGACGAATGTTATTCAAAGAATCATTACCACCTTTCAAAAAATGGTAAAAGTTTTTAAACTCTCTACGGACTGTAGTATGTCCTTGCTTATCACCTGATCCGATTGAAAAAGAACCTGTCTCATGCATTTTACGAACTTCATGAGATATTTTTGTTGTCAAAGTACCACTATTTGATGTTTGCTCATCATATCCAGTGTAAGGAACTTCACCTGGCGGAAGAACTGATACAACAGTTTCATCAAAGTTCCATATGAATAATGCTTTCAGTGATGGATCTTCATATCTTTTCAATACTTCAACCTTCTTTGCTTTCGATCTTTGCTTTGATGCAAGGTGAAATACTTCAAATGCAAATGGTTTTAAAGGAAGTTCAAGTGGATCTTTTTTAGTCGTCGTCTTCTTCGCTGTCGTTGTCATAATTGTTTTCAAATCTAAATGCTACAATTTCATCTGGTACTAAATTTCCATTGATGTCAAACATCTCAGGATGAGGTCTAGGAATCTCTCGATAATTCATCATATAGTCTCTTGCTACCCAACCTATAAGTATTCCGAGTAGGAAAAACATTATTGAAATAGGTAAGGCAAGTGCGGTCAGGACTTGAATATCCATGATACTCCTTGGGTTATGTTATTTTCTTTTCGACAAAGAAAATTCAAAGTAGATACCAATCTCTCGATTGAAGAAATTAAATATCTTATCAAAAACAAATGAAAATGGTTTCACTTGTTTCTTTTTACCTGCGTTGAGGATAAATTCAAAACCACGATTTATTTCGAGGTTTGATTTATTTAGCTCAGACGGAGATGATTTTTTGTTCTCTGAGGAACTTAACTGTTTCAACTGTACCTCCTAGTTTTTTACCATCACACACAACCTGTGGGAATGTAGTATCATATCCAAATTCTTCAATAAATGCTTTTTCATCAAAGTGTTCACCTAAAGTATACACCACAAACTTACTACTTGTCAACTCTAATACCTTTTTTACCTTCTCGCAATATGAACATCCATCCTTAGAAAACACAGTGAAATTCATGTTTGTTGTTAGCCTTAAATAATGATTTATAAAAATAAAAAAGGGAGGAAACCCTCCCTTTGTGTTACCACCAACACACTTCCCCCACCACAGGGAAGTATCTCTAGTCCCAAATCTACAAGGATGCTAAAGACTTTTCTATTATAAAGTATTTTTTGATACTTGTCAAGCTATAGTTCTGCGGAAAATCCTAAGTAACTACCTGAACCACCAGATTGACACCATAACATTTGTCCAGTTCCCCAACCATGACTTGATTTAGGAAAATTGACTCTACAATAATGATGTGCTGCATCAATAAAAGTTGGAACACCAGTGCAAGTTTGTGTTGTGTCTCGTCTAACTCGATAATTACCAGCACTTGTTGCATCTATCCCTGTTGGTGGAGTTCTCATGAATACTGGAAAATTTATCATTCCATATATGTTAACATTATCATTATCAGACATACCTATACAATATTGTTCTCCAGCAGACATATGTTGACTAATATAATCCAACTTACCTAGTTTGTAATAGTAGCGATAACACAACGAGAGTTCCTCACCAAAGCTACGGTGCTCGAACGAGGTTGCTGTGTCTCCAACTTCTAACTGAACTCCCGTTAATTCAAAGGTCGAAGATCCTGCAGTCAACCAAGTGTTTGGAACTGTGGGAAATTTATTTGATGAAGAACTGACTACCCAAGTATCGGCAGTCCCTGATGTATAATCAGAACCTATCGCTGGCACACCCACATAAACTCTGAGTCCAGAACCATTATTATCACTAATTGTTATATTAGAATTACCAGGAATAGTTTTCGTTATTTTTTGCCAAACATTAGCTTGTGCGACTGTATATGTAAAAGAATATAGGTAAGCTGTGCCATCTTCAGTTCTTATATGAGCTGCAAATGTTTGTGCTGTACTTGATTTTACCCAAAATGAAAGAGTAATATTACTTGATGCTGATTTATAATTCCAACCACTATTTGCTAAATTTGTTGCTTCAATTTTTTGATAAATTAGTATCTCTGTATTATTTGCAAGTGTTCCTGCACCACTTAAAGATATTTTTGCAGCTTTTCTAAATCCATCATCATAAGCATTACCACTTGTTATATCCACTTGAGCAGTGGTGACTGTAACACTATGATTAGCAGCATATACATACCACCTATCCATCGTTTGATATCCATTAGATGTAGATGAGGTGGCTCGTTGGGATATTCTGTAATCTCCGTTAATTAAGAGATTGCGATGAGATAGTTGTCCTCCACCTACAGAAGTTAATTTTGCAGTGCAAGTTCCATCTGCTGCTGTTGTGATTGCATCACTCGTTGCACTATTGTGTCTGATTGCGTCTACTTTTAATGTGCTCATACTAGTGCCCTCACATAATGACCCGAAAATTCAGTGATGGAATATTGTGTTCCATTTCCAATAGTTATACTTGAACCTGTTGTATGATATCCAAAAATTTCCACATAATCACTTGACCCATTAAATGATACTAAAGAGGATATAAATGCAGAACGAGTACCAGCAAAATCAACTTTAAAATCTAAATTAACGTATCTTGATCCATTTTTTTTAATATCAATAGCATATACATTATTTACATTCACATAGTATATGCTTGCAGTAATATAATAGTATCCAGCTAATAGAGGTGTAAACCTGTAATTAGTTGAATGATCATAATATCCGTGTGAGTCAAATACCTCCGCATCAAATTGAATTTTAGTTGATGTGTTATTTGCTATGGATTGATTATTATTATTTCTTGCAAAAAATACTGGTTTATATGTGTCTGTTAAGATTGTGCCATCAGCATTACCAGGCACCTTTAATGTGCGATTTGCCGCTGGATTACTGTCTGGTGTTGTGAGAGAGACACTGTTGCCTCCCGAATGTACTAATTTTATATTACTCATACTGCAATCTCCATTAATGTCACAGTTGCTCCTCTATATCTTGCCCAAGCATATTCAGCAGTAGCAGTCTTATGTTGAACTTTATATTCTATCGCAACAGTCCCGTTATGATCGTGAAGATAACTCATACTCCAACTATCAAAAAGTCTTTGTGTAGTATTACCCATATTTGTCATTCTCACTTCAATTTCTCTAAATTCTGTAAGACTACCACCTGTCGGTGTGCCAACCAACCTCATATAATAATCTACCTGAGAATCACTTGTCTTGTATCCAAAAGAACCACCTTCTGTCATAACTAATATTTTTGATGTGCTTACAGTAGGAGTAATTGATAAGTTAATTCCACTTTCAGTATATGTACCACTGTGTGCTCTCAGTGAATTATCAGCATCTCCATAAGGTGCAAAAGTTTGAGAGACAGTTTGAATCACTGCACCAGTTCCTAACTTAACACCTGCTGCTGCACCATTTGCTAACTTAGCACTAGTCACTGCATTTGATGCTAATTTTACATCTGTCACTGCATTTGATGCTAGAGTATCAGCATCCACAGATCCATTTGGCAGTCCACCGACTGCTAATCCTGTTATACTTCCATTTCCGTTAATAGTTACTGGCATAAGATTCTTTACTCCCTGATATTTATACGATAGTCAAGAAACTACCTGAAGGCACAGTGACTGTGATGCCTGATTTAATTGCGATAGGACCTGCAGCCATCGCATTTTTACCTGATGTAATAGAGTAATTTACATCGACTGAATTGTCATTCTCAAAGAAAACAGTGTTTGTTGATGCACCACCAACAGGAGAACCAGGTGCAATACCTGTTAATTGTGAACCATCACCATGAAATGCAGTTGCAGTTGCGATTCCAGTAACACGAAGTCCATCTCTTGCGGTTATAACACCGACTGAATCTATATTAGTTACGTCTTCGTATGTTAATGTTCCTGCAATACCAACAGTTCCATTGAATTTGGCATCAGTTACAAAAGTTATTTCCCCTGTCGCACGATCTACATGAAAAGTTGTACCAGTCGTTGTGACACCAACAGTACCAATACCCGCCTGCGTTCCATCTAAATGAAGTAGTAAGTCTCCATTAGAATTTGTTATTTTTATTTTTTCGTTGACTGATGCACTAGTAGGATCTGACTTTGCCTCAATACCATGAATTCTAAGGGTACTCATTCTTTTAGTATATCCTTTTAGTTATTTAGCCTGATACTTCCATAAGTATAATATTTGAAGCTTGTCTAGGTTCGTAAGTTTGATCATCATCTCCTTTAGACCTATTGATATAAACTGTGCTACTATTTGTCACGAATGCTTGTATTTTGTAAGTTACTGCTGAAGTTGTAGCGGGTGAATCTAAATATAAACCAGAAAAAAGTTTTGTAATATAATCACCATCCCCATTATTCGACCATGTACCATACGTTGTTCGAGATCTATTACTAGAGGCATCTGCTACAAAAATAGCAGTACTCCCTCTGACTAATCGAAAATGCACATAACTGTTTCTATGAGAAAAAGGAATAGTGTATTGAAATAATATCTTACTATCTGATCTTGTTGGTGTTATTGTTGCTGATAAACCAGTTAGATCAGCATAAGAAGCTGAATTACTTGTAGTAGGGTCAGTTTTAGTTGTTTGTACAACTTGAATAATTCCACCACCACTCGCACCAGCAGGAAGTCCATCTCTTGGAATAATTCGATTGGTTCTTAATTCTGACATTATGCTGATACCTCCATAAGTGTTACACTTATGATCTCATTAGCTCCATAGGAACCTACTCCGATAGAGTTACTTGAACTATTTGTTTTGCACATTAGATTATATGTAACTGCACTTGTTGTTGATGGAGAGTCAACTATGTGCATGGTGTAAGGTGAGTAATGACTTCCAGAGACATTTTGATATAATGATCCATAAGAAAAATTATTAATCACAGAACCATTCCTTCCAATCGTGTAATCTGCTATCCCTCCATCATATGAATTGGTTGCATATGCAGGAAAAGAAAATAGAACGAAAATCTTACTACTTGAAAAATGAGGTGTGATTGAGGTGTTAAAATTTGAAAGAACAGTAAAACTTGTTGAAGTAGTCATAATGTTTGATGAAGAGGTATATGTCTCTCCCACCACTTGGACTATTCCACCTCCACCACCAGTGGGAACACCACCAGTTGGAATTATTTTATCGACTCTTAATTCTGATGACATAGTTATGAAGGTTCAGTTGGCCAAGTAACCGATGTTAAATCTAATTCATAATTAGAATCTAACTTAGGTGTTGCACTTGCAGGTAAATCACGAAGTGCTTGACGATAAGTGCTCCAAGCAGATGCTAATGTTAAGTCAGATGATGCTCTCCAATCTGTCTTTGCAATTCTTGTATCTCTTTCAATACGCAATAATCTCATTGCTTCTGCTGAGTCAAGTGAAGAAATCTTACTATTGATTTCTGTTTCTGTTGGTTTTGTCTGACTACTATCTAACCATTCAAGACCAGAGTATTCAGTTCCACGAAGAACCCACTGTGCTCCTGGTTTTAATGCTATTAGTGAGTGAGTAATGTCGTATTTCATAATCTTATTTATATGTCAGCCATGCGGATAAATTTAAATGTTGTATCATCTCTTGCATTACCCATACATATTGAACTGCTATTATTTGTATCAAAATTAAATTTAAGATGATGTGTTGATGTGTTTGTTACATTAAAAACTATCGTTCCCTCACATGATGCAAATCTATAACTAGAACTAGTGGCAAATTGCACTGCATCTCCAATAGAAGTGTAAGTAGAACCACCATCAGTTGATGATTGTGAAGTCATATAATTCCACGAAGTATCAGCATTTCTATTGTCAAATACACCTTTAAATATTACCAGATAAACTCCTGTTAGTGGAAAAGTCCATTTTCCACTACTATCAACAGACATAGCTGGACCAATAGTACCTCTTCCATTTAAATTACTAGTTCTTACAAGTCCATTCGCAGATGTTAAAGTTGCATCGTTAGTTATATTACTACTTAATCTCCAACTATCAACCATTATGGACGGAGTGACATTAGTTCCTCCATGCATCATTCTTCCGTCTGGATGTATTGTAATTGTCATAACTCTCCTATACTACACGATAACCCATGCACCGTCAAGTGTCATGGTTGAACCTAATGTAACTGGTCCTGCATTCAATGCATTTCGTCCAGTTCCAATATAATAACCATTGATATTATCAAGTCTTGCGTTGAATACAAGTGAACCATCACCAATGTAGATACCTCTAAATGAATTTGCAGCACCAACTGTTTCATAATTATCAACTGTGGTGGTTTGAATACCAAGATTCTTAACAGTTGTGATACCTGCTGTACCAAAATTAAACTCACTACCTGATGGAAGACCAGTTAGATCAGAACCATCACCAACAAACTTAGTCGCAGTGGCAACACCAGTGATTACAACACCACTATTGTTTGCCTGTGCTTTGACTGCTCCACTAAACTTAATTGCAGAAGCATCAATACCAGTTAGGTTTGCACCACTACCACTAAAAGAAGTCGCAGTAACAACACCAGTGAACTTACCATCACCACCGACATCAAGCTTTGATGATGGAAGTGTAGATCCGATACCCACATTTCCACCAGAATTTTGCGAGACACCTCCCGTGCCCGATTGATGTTTCCAGTTGTTAAATCGGATGTCAGACATTATATTATATTTTCAATTATGATGGTTCAGTTGGCCAAGTTACTGATGTCATATCTAATCTACCTACACTGTCTAGTTTAGGTGATGCACCACTTGTTATATCTCTCAATGCTTGTCGATAGGTTTTCCATTCATCTGAAAGAGTAACGTCTGAATTTGCTCTCCAATCACTCTCTGCTATTTTTTTATTTCTTTCATATCTTAATTGTGTCATGGGTTCTGCATTATTTAATTTTGTTAATTCTGCATCTATTTCTGATTCAGTTGGTTTTGTACTACTACCTTCCCAATTTAAATCTTTATAATCAAAACCAGCCCAAGACCAACCTTCGCCAGGTTTTAAAGACATAAGTGCATCGTGTTTTGTTATTGTCATTGTTTATGCTCCCATTTCATATACATAAATTGTACTCTTTAATTGCCCATTCTGAGCACTATAATTTAGTGCATAGTTACCTGTGTAAAATCCTACTTCAATGTGATAATTAAGAGTCTGCCCTGATGTATAAGTAGGTGTATCTTTATATCCTAATACAGAACAATGATACGATCTATGATTTGAGTTCCAATCTCCAAGATAATACCATTCCTCTAATTCAGTTGCAGTTCCACCAGCAATAGACCTCATCATATATAAATTAAAGAGAGTCTGATCGTTAGTTACACCGTTTAAACCAAATTGTTGAGCTAGAACAAAAAATGTGCTACCAAGTGCCTCTGGTGTAAAAGTTACGGTTAAACCTGTGTCAGCTCTTGTTGGAGTGGTTACGTTAACTGTTGTACCTGTTGTAGCATGATGTATCTTTAAAAGTTTTCCAGCACCAGCTTCACCAAATGACAAAGCCGATCCATTTGTTGTTAAAAATTTACCTGACTGACCAGATTGAGAGGGTATTGGATCTGCAACACCCTTTGCAATAAATGCCCAGTTTGCATGTGCTGTTCCACCTGACGATGGATTGTTACCCGTTGATGCAGTCGTACAGATATAAGTTGAGGTTATTTGACCATCTGTAAACGTAACTAAATCATCGACGGCGTATGCTGTTGCATTATTATACGTCCCTCGAAAAACCTGTTTTATTTTTCCTAAATCAATTGTTGCCATGTCAGAAGCTTGCGATTAGATTCCCATTGTTATTTATACTGAAAGTTATACCTGATGGTGCGAACAATACTTGTTCAAACGCATCGTACTGAGCACTAGTAATATTATCAGCACCTCCATTGGTTGTTGTTATTTGTAAATTACTTCCAATTCCAGTGAAACCATACACCTCTGGAGAGGTGACTCCTGTTAAACCAGAACCATTACCACTAAAACTATTTGCAGTAACAATACCAGCAACAACAATACCATCGACGTTGGTTGTGATTGTACCAACACCTGCGGTGTGCGTTATTTTATTTACTCTAATTTCTGATGCCATTTAATTATTTATTGTTTACTTAAGTAGCAATTTCTTCAACTATGAATAAGGTTGCAGAAGCATCTGCTGAAAATTTCTCTTGGAAAAAACCATTATATACTGCCTGATAATTTATCGCATTCATTTTATGACATCGAAGTGAAAATGTTTTTTCTGATACACCCCAAGATGGCATTTTGTGATACAGATGAAGATGTTCTCCATTATGGTATCCTGACATGTAACTAGTTACTACTCTTAATGCATCCGTGCTGTCACTGATGAACAATCCCATACCCCCATCATCTGCTATGTTTGAGCGTTCTCTTATACCAGCAGAGCAGTAAATATATAAATCACAGTTGGCAGTGGATGGTGTATATGCTTGGGAAAAAAATCCTACCCCCTCAGTTATTTGTGGAATAGTATTATCATACGGCCAAGATGCGTGTGAAGCAATACTTGATCTAGGAATTGTGTAAAATGATTTTCTTAGTAATGCACCTGAAGTTACACCTGTTATTCCTGCACCATTTCCATGAAAGGTAGAAGCAGTTACAGAACTTGCGGCTGATACATTTGTGCTAGTGAGAGTTTCAGTTGTATTGATGCCTTTTGTTAACTGAACTGCATCAACACCAGTTTCTCCTATTATGTTTTCGACTCTGATTTCTGACATTTTAGTTAAGTTGATATTTCTTCAATGATGAATAATGTTGAATGAGTTGCATCTCCAAAATATTGTTTATCATATGTGTCATAACCACCAGCTGCATAATTTATAGCATTTCCTCCAGATCCTCGAAGTGATAAAGTTTTTGCACCACTCCAAGATGACATTTTATGAAGAAGAAGCATATTAGAACAATGAATACTGCTTCTAGGATTACTTAATCCACTCACCACTCGTAAGGCATCCGTGCTGTCGTTTACATATAATGCTATAGCCATTTCATTAGCTACGTTAGAAGTTTCACCTACTCTACAAGTTGCAGTAATAACTATATCGCAGGGATGGTTGCTTGGTGTATATGCCTGTGAAAAGAACTGAGTTCCTTCATCTATTTGTGGAATAGTATCATCAGATGGAAAAGTAGCATGAGTCATAGCTTGTCTAGTAATATTATAAGCTGTCCTTTTTAATAAAATTCCTCCACCAGCATTTGTCAATCCTGCACCATTTCCAAAAAGAGTACCAGCAGTAACAGAACTTGCGACTGATACATTTGTGGCAGTAGATACGCCAGTTACGTTTAGACCACTAGTAAAATTGACTGCATCAACACCAGTTTCTCCTATTATCTTTGTAGTTTTAATCTCTGACATTTTAATTAAGTTGAAATTTCTTCAATACTGAATAAGGATGCATGAGTTGATGCTCCATATTTTTCTTGTGCGTACCCGAATGCTGCAAAATTTACTGAATTAGCTTTATGTGTGCGAAGTGAAAATGTTTTTGCCGACACACCCCAAGATGGCATTTTATGAGCAATAGTTAAAATAGCACCATGAGCAGCACCACCACCTGAATTATATTCAGTTACTACTCTTAATGCACTTGTATTATCACTTATGAATAATGCCATACCTACATCGTCTGCTACGTTTGTACGTTCCCTTATACCAGCAGTGCAAAAAATATATAAATCACAATTAGCGGTGCTTGGTGTATATGCCTGAGAAAAGAATTCAATTCCCTCATCTATTTGAGGAGCAGTATCATCATTTGGGAATGATGCTGGAGAAGCGATAGATTGTCTAGTAATGGTATAAAATGATTTCTTTATTAATTTACCTGAAGTTAAACCTGTTATTCCTGCACCATTTCCAAAAAGAGTACCAGCAGTCACAGAACTTCCAACCGATACATTTCCAACAGTGGCAATACCAGTTACAGTAATACCTTTGGTAAACTTAACTGCATCAGTTTTATTTTCTCCTGTTATGTTGTCAACTCTGACTTCAGACATTTTAAATCTTTTTTTTTATTTAGTTAGAATACATTCAATACATTCATAATAAATGTAGTGCCAGCAGATACGTGAAAGGTTGCACCTGTCGAGACATTAATTTTACTCAATCTTGTAAATGCTGTATTGCCTGACATATTATCAGACTCAATTCTGATTGATGTGCCAGAACCAATTGTAAATGCTTCTGGTGTTTTAAATATTAGATTATCAAGTGTTCCTTCGGTATTACCAAGTGCAGTTGAAAATCCACTCACTCCTGTTAAGTTTGCACCATCACCATGAAATGCAGTCGCAGTGACAATACCTGTACATCTTATACCATCTCTTGCAGTGATGACACCAACTGAGTCTACATTCGTTACGTCTTCATAGGTTAGTGTACCACCAATACCAACGTCACCTGGTGTGGTTATATCTCCTGTAATTCCGTTTAGTTGTATTCCCATTTTTTTACCTAGTATTGAAGTGACACACCAGTGACTCTTGTTTCTTTACTTCCTGATGCCTGATTTGCAAATTCGACCTTATACTTTAATTGAGTTCCTGTGTTTGATATGGTGACATCATTTGCTTTTGCCATCTTAACTCCAGTTGCAAAATTAGGTTGTGCAACTAAAGTCACTTGAGTATAGTTTGTACCATTATTTGCTGATAAGAAAACTTTTAAGTCAGTGTTTATTGTTGCTGTTCCTGCATGATCAACATAAGTAATAACGACTCCCATTTTTGAAGTTGTGGCAGCAGCATTAATCGTGACACTTTGATAAGAACCAGTAGCATTTGTGGCTGATTCGAGAAAACTACCAGTCCCATTAACTCCTGCACTGTTTCTTAAACTGAAATAGTTAGTAGTTGATGAAGCATTACCAGCAAAACAAATCACTCTACCAGATGTAGGTAGATTAGTAATTGTTATTTTAGTGTCATTTTTAAAATCACCAGATGCATTTTTCACATATCCCATAATCATAGTATTTGTTGCTCTTGTATATTGCCATTTTATACCATAAGGTGAACCATCAGCACCATTTCCACCATTACCATTATGATAACTTGATACAAAATAACCATATGCATTAGCATTAGCTGAGTAATCACGAGTTACTGCTGAATTTCCATTATGATCTGAGGCAGGTATGCTTGCAATATTTAAAGATGAATATGCTGCACTTGAAAAACTATTTTGTAAGGTATTATTTACACTATTATCTTGAGGTCCATATGATCCTGCTCCACTTTGATTTTGTTGCAGAGCTGCCTGTGTTGTAGAGTTGACAGTAAAAATACTACTTCCACTTAGAGTTGGAGCTGTACCTGACGTTACGGTTGTTACAGGAAGTATAACAGCACCATTTGATGGGTATGCACCAACACTAAGAGAACCAACTGTATTACTTTGCCACCAAACAAAGTGAGTAAAGTCACCAGATAAATCAAATGCAAAATCAGTTACAGTAGAACCATATGTCGAAGAAGCACCAGGATTTGATCCTCTTACTTGATCATTAGTCCAAGAATAAGAATTTCTTGTCGCATTTCGAGTATTTAAACCAAATAATTGAGGTTGACCGTGTGTACCAGCAACATTTAAATCGTATGATGTAGTTACTGAATATACTGATGCAATAAAATCAGTACTTGTCCTTGCAACATTAGTAAGTGCTGTAACACCAGCAGTATCTTGATAAGTATCTGCAAAGGTAGAATTTGTATTTGAAGCTGTTGAATTTTCAAGTGCACTTACTTTTAAGGCAAGTGTCGAAATATCATTCACAATATTATCATCATCAAAAGGAGTTACATATTGAGTCACACTACCTTGTGTTATTCTTGCACTTGGAACTGATCCAGTTGATAAATTATCTGCGTTTAAGGTAGTTAAGTTTGCTCCAGACCCATGAAAAGTTACAGCAGTCACCGAACTACCAGCAGATATGTTAGTAAAAGTAGCTGCTACTCCAGTTATATTATTAATAAAAACATCACCTTTTAATCCATCAGCACGAAAAACATTTATATCACCACCATTAGCAGTGATACTTGAAACTCCTGATATACTATTTGGTCTAATTACTGTCATATCTTTATTTATTATACCACCACAAAATTACCATCAACATTCAGAACACCGTTGACTGATACAGGACCTGCCATCAGACCGTTCATTGATGTTCCAATATAATGATTACCATTGATTGCATTATCATATAGTATCATACCATTACTAATATAAAGTCCTCTTGCAGAATTACCTATACCTTGTAAGTCAGCATCACCTGCGTCATCTGTTCCGACACCAACAATTGCAGAAGAAGTTTGAATACCAGTGATTGATGTAGTCCAAACACTTGCTCCTCCACCACCTGCGATACTAACATCAATTACATTACCTCTAACTTGAACAGTATTACCAGCACCGATAAAGTTTAATGTACGAACTGTTCCAATTCCCAATCCACCAGATTGAATACCAACAACTGGGTCTGAATCTATTAGAGTTACATTACCACTTCTACCAAATACACCAGTTACATTTGCAGTAGATGCACCAGCAAAACCAATGTGTCTTACGTGAATGACTGTTCCTTGTGCAGGTGCAGATGCGAAGGTAAGTGAATTAGATCCTGTGCCTGATACATTATATGATCTTGTGTTTTGTGAATCAGATGGATACTGCATCACACCATCTAATGCAACTAATATATTATCGTTATTAACAACTGCTCTTGATAAAGTATAAGTTGTAGTGCTTCCATCAGCAGTGAATGTATCTACCTTATTATCTGAGATGTCAAATGTTGGGAAATTATTTGCGACAAGATTTCCAAAGATTACATCAGAAGAAGAAGGTGCTGCTGAGAATACAACTACAGATCCATTTGAGTCAATACCATATCCATTTGCAGGAGATGTTGAATCATGTGGTCTTTGTATGACACCATTATGAGATAAGAACAACTGAGCTGCTCTTGTCATCTGTGCTTTTGTACCACCATCATATGTTGCTACAAACTTTGTATTGACTCCATCAAATGCAACACTTAGTGTATGTGAGATACCAGTTCCAGTACCTGTGATATTAATTGCAGTTCCAGAATTTGCGTTTGATGCATTTGTTGCTAACTTGATTGTATTATGATCTACCTTGATTGTAAAATATACAGTTCCATTTGTCAGTCCCGTAATATTTCCACCACCACCATTCGTATATGTGACTCTTGATCCTGTTAAAAATCTATGATTATTAATTGTGATTGTATCAGCAGAATGATTTACTACATTTCCATCAGAACCATTAAAGGTTGTAGTAAATGCAAGATCATCTAAGATCTTAAAACTATTATTCTCTCCTGATGCATTACGATTACCTAGATATGCCATACTACACCACCACTAAAACTGAACCTGTTGCAACATCAATTGTTGCTCCGACTGCAACATTGACCGTACCAATTAATAAACCATTCTTACCAGCAGGTACGTTTATACTACTGCTGATGTCATTGTCAATTAGAAGTGCACCATCGGTAATTGCAATATTACCAAGTGCCTGTAATGCACCTTCTGAGTTTGCTGTACCGACTGCCTGTGCTGTACCAACACCAACAACTTTACTTGTAGCAACACCAACTTCATCAGAAGCCCAAGTACCAGCAGCACCAACACCACTGCCACCTCCACCTTGAACAAATACTGTAGCAATACCATTTGTCACAAACGCAGTTGTAACACCTGGACCTGCAAAATTAAGAGAGGTGACTCCACCACCTACTTTTACAGTTGATGTGTTGTTAGAATTAGATGTTGATATACCTAACTTTGCAGTATCATTTAATTGTGTAAGTCCAACTGTACCATCAGCAGGAACTCCAACTCCTAATGCAAGACCAAGAACTATGATAAAAGCATCATCAGCATTTGCAGGTGCTGTCGCAAAAGTTATTTCATTATTGTTTATCTGATATGCAGAATCTGCTTCTTGGATTACACCTGCAACTGATACTAGGAGAGAGAATGATGAGCCAGGAAAAAAATCACTACCACCACTCTTCAATTGAAAAGTGACAGTAGATCCATTAAACTGAGATGATATATCATCTAGCTTAAGATAATTACCTGATGTGAGTTCTCGACCTAAGTATGGCATTATATTATTTTTAGTTATTTAGTCGGATTAGTCGTTGCTATATTTAATATTATTCTTCGTGGTGTATCTGTTTGAGTAAATCCTTGATGTTCTATTTTATTATCAAAACTTAATGCTTGATTGCCTTGTGATAAATATTTTTCCTCACCAATAATTGTTCCACCATTACAAGTCGTAAAATTTAAAATTGTGATTGTACAGTTTTCTAAAGGTTTTTTAGTTACTTCACTTCTTAAATCTATATGTTTTGCATGTATTATTTTTTTACCTTGATTTGGATATAGATTCAACTTCATACGATAAAGATTATTGATAGGTATATGTCCTTCTAAAAAATAAACTATTGGAAAAAATGTTTCAAAATAAGGTGATTTGATATTTTTATCTTTATTATATAAAAGATGAGTAAACATAAAATTACTATCTAAAGGTTCACCATTTACATTTTCTGCAGTTGTGTTATTCCAAAACCAATTAAATGATCTATCTTCATCATCTAAAATTGTTAAAAGACGATTATGAAACACATCAGGTAAAAGTTGATTTATAATCTTAACCATAATATAAAAACAAAATTATTATAATAAAAAGTATCCAGTTGCATCAACTAGGATTTAGGATACTTAGTTTTAGTATTTGCTCTTGAAGTAACTAAAGCATCCCATTCAGAACTGTTACCTGCCTCTTTTTTAAATAAAGCATCAATAACATCACCAAGTTGAGGATATTCCCTCACTCTTTTTTCAGCATAAGTTTCTTCTGGATTTACAGGTTCACTAACAGAGTTGTCTGCATTAACCGTCCAATCCTTTTTAACATTATCGTTTGAACAATCTTTCCAAGTTCCTGCATCTGGATGCACTGGAAATACTGCATCTGAAACATCTTGAACTACACCACTTTTAACTAGAATTTTTTTTGCCATTACTTAAATTCCTCTACTACTACGATTCCTGCACCACCATCACCAGAATTGAGTGTGTTAGCAGCACCACCTCCACCACCACCGTTTGTACCATCCTCTGGAGTTCCACTAGGGTTGTTTGAGTTTGCTAAACCTAAACCTGCACCACCAAAATAAGATGCGCCTCCCATACCACCAGAGGCATGAGTACCAACTTGGTTATCAAAACCACCAGCACCAGCTCCACCAGTGAGATTTATGTTACCACCAGAACCAGTTCCACCTGCACCACCTCTAACTTGACCTGCGTTTCCGTGCCTTCCTACCCCACCACCAGTTGCAGAACAGTGGGAACCAAATGAGGAAGCACCTCCAGCATTACCACTACCAGTATTATTGACTCCTGCACCACCAGCACCGACTGTTACTGTTTCAGTATTAATAGATGAGGCATCTATAACTTTAATTGATGTGCCACCTGCACCACCTCCAGAACCATAATCTTCATTAGAGTTTGCTCCACCTGCACCAGAAGCACCACCAGCAGTTACCGTCACTTTAATTAAAGTTATACCACTTGGTTTTGTATAAGTGGCACTTCCAGCAGTTGTGAAAACTTGCATAGAAGTAAAACCAGATTCTAATCCAGTTAATGAGGAACCATCTCCATAAAATCTTGTGGCAGCTACACCACCATCTGTTGCAGATATAGCACTTCCGACTTTAACAGTTGTTGCAGTTACAATACCAGTAACATCTATACCTTGTGAATTTGCAGTGACCGCTGAACCAACAACGATTTGTGACATCGTTGTGGCAGAAGTGGTTGCTGTGACAATACCAGTTACGGTTAAACCATGTGGAAAATTAGGTGCACCGTTGGCATTCTCATTTGTTATTTGATTTGCTCTTAATCTCGACATGATTATGCTTTTTAGTTATTTATCCTATTAGGTATCCAGTAAAGTTTTCCCAGTAACCAGAGTTCCAAGCATATCGACTACCATCTTGTAAATTAGTTTCTACATGAACTAAATCACCAACATCTAAGTCGATAGCAGCAGCTATAAAATGATGTTCCCAATTGGCAGCAGTATCATGTTCATTTTCACCACCATGAAATTCTGAGTTATTTTTCTTCAGTCTTGTATCAACTCTACCTGTATGATTCTGTGAAACTGAGAAATAATATACGCCAGCAACGGGTGCAACGAATTTATATTGATTACTTCCAGTTAAGTTAAAATGACCACCTGTGTTAAAGTACATTGTATCAAATGGCATTATTTGAGCACCTTGATTCTGTCTTGCGGAGTTATGAGCAGAACTAATATAACCTGAAAATGCAGGAAGATATGGTTTTGTTATATATCCTTCCTTTGTGATACGCATTCTTTCAGTTGGAGGTTGACCTGAACTATTTCTTGTAAAAAATGCTAAGTCTCCATAATTTTGTGTTTGATTAGTGTTAAAACCTTTTATAGAACTTGTGGACTCACCACCTGCATCACAAAAATCAATTTGATTAATCGAAGTTCCAGAGGGAATATTATTTTGTAATGAAAGTCTCGCTCCTAATGTATCACTACCTTCAAATATTACATTAGTTTCACCAGATGGTTTTTGAACGTGAAAAAAAGTATTAGAAGGAACAGTAGGATTATTTCCAATGGATACCGTGCCATCTGATGAGATGCGAAGTCTTTCTGTACCTCCAGTTTGAAGTAAAAGAGTTGAGTTGTTTACATTACCAGTTACATTACCAGTTACATTACCAATTACATTACCAATTACATTACCAGTTACATTACCAGTTAAATTTCCACTCAAACCACCACCACCTGATGATGCGGATACTAATGCAGTCGTTGATATTCCAAGAATATCATACTTAAAATCATCATCAGTTTTTATTATTAAATCATGACCGTCTTCAATTTTTATATCACTATACTGAGTATAAGCAGGATTAGCAGTAGCAGGGTGATCAATTGTAGTTGTGGTGGATATACTTAAAACTTTATTTGTGTAATAAATTTTATTTAATGGATCTGTTTGTGTCTGTGATAAAGCAGTTCCTAATCCAGCAGCTGCACCAGTTGCTTGTGATATGTCACCATGAAATGATGTCGCAGTAACTACACCACTAAATCTTGCTCCACCGTCATCATATATTGTTGATCCTGTACCAATAGGAGTGTCTCCACCAAGAACATTTATTCCAGCAGCTTCAACTCCTACACTATGAACGTTTGTAGATCCAGTTTTAAAATTAGAAAAGGTTGCAACACCAACAGATATAAGATCTCTAACTCTAAAATGATCGTGAGTACTTAAACCAGTATTGGTAACAACTGTTCTGGAGGTGGATAGTGCCATATTATGTTATTTCCATTATTGTCAAGGCAACATCTAAACTATTATTAACATCACTCAATGCTGTGACTGTATCAACTGCTTCTACAACTATCTTATTTCCTTGCATAATTTCCAATGCAGATCCTTGTGGGATAGGAACGTTCTTTAATATGTTTATATCATCTCCATTTGTTGCTCTTGATATTCCAATTCCAACATTAATTCCTTGACCAGATACATTCGTACAAGTCACACCAATGATAACTGTGGTTGTCGCACCAGGTACTGTGTATATTCCAACTGTGGATACACCAATATTATTTTTCGATTTTAATTTAAAAGTATTAGCCATTTTTTATAGTTTAAAAAGGTGCAATATCCCCGTTGAGATATTTATAATCATCCCAAAGCAATCGCCAGAGCAACAACATCAGCATTCGTAACACCACCAGCAGATGTAATTGTTGCAACACCTGCATTTGCAGCTGCATCAACAACGATACCAGCACCAACAAAGTTTAATGTGGTAATGCTACCTGCAGTTCCGACTGATGAACCTTCATCTTTGACTGATAAACCATCAATCTGGACTGTAGCAATACCAGTGTTTGATACTGCGTCAACATCAACGAGTGAACCTGCAAAATCAAATGCAGTGATACCTGTTCCTACATTTGCACCACCATCTTTAACAAGTATTCCTGAAAGAGCATTAATCGTAACAGTGGCAATACCAGCGGCAACAGCAGCATCAGCAGTAACTGATTCCCCAATAAAGTTGATTGTTGAAATACTATTTGCTGAACCAATAACTGAACTTTCCTCACGAATTGTGATACCTTCAATTGCACCAGCAGGAGCAGAAGTTACCCATTGTGGAGCAGAACCTGCACCATTTGATTGTAGTATTTGACCTGAATTACCAGTTGGTAAGATTGCTGAGTCATTATTTGATGCTTGATATAATAACTGATTAGTTCCATTGATTGCAAGATCAGTTGCAAGAGTCGCAGTTCCAGATAAGTTACCAGAGAAACCACCACTTGATGTTGTGACACCAGTAACAACGACACCAAAACCATTTGCTTGTGCTTTGACTGATCCACCAAATTTCAAGGCAGATGCATCAATACCTGTTAAATCACTTCCGTCACCAATAAATTTTGTTGCGGTTACAATGCCAGCGAATGTTGCCTGTCCATTTGTTTCAATCGTGACACCCGTTCCAACTTTGATGCCTTTGAGAGATGTCTCAAATTTCTTTACATTATTAAAATATAAATCTACTGATCCATTATCATTAAATACAGCCTGAGTTTCTCCATCATCTCCTGATCTTATATGAGTGCTATTTCCACTAAGATATAAAATACCGTTTGAAGATTTTAAAGAGGTAAAACCAGTAGTATTAATAAGAAAAGCATTGTTGCCACTATGGTATATGTTTAAATCTGCACTTCCTGCTGCATTTCCAAATTGAGCTTTCTGATTATCAGGTATGAATAATCCTTCTCTAAATGTACTAAGACCAACTGCATCAATTCTATCTACATCTTCGTATGTTAATGTTCCAGCAATTCCAACATTACCAGTTACAGTAAGATTTCCACTAAATGCTCCATCAACTGCAGATACATTTCCTGTAATTGAAACACCCGTGCTAGTGGTTCTTAGTCTTTCATTAGAGTTTGAACCATCATCGTGGAAAAGTCCTGCTGCTCCACTAGCCCAACTACCAAACTTAGCATATGCACGAAAACCACCAGCACTACGATTTCTTAACTCAATATTATCGGCATCAATAAATATTGATCCACTGTTTTGTTGTCTTATTGCAGTATGTGAGGCATCAAAAATCTGTAAACTAGTACCGACTTTAATACCACCAGTGCCAGTAGAACCTGCAATAACAAAGGCATCTGCATCTATATCACCAGTGAAAGTTGAAATACCAGATACATTAAGTGAATCTAATATTGTATGACCTACAACTTCAAACTCTGATGTAGTTGTATTGAATTTTAAATTTGCATTATCTTCAACTGCACCTGAACCACCAGCGATTACAACACGACCTGATGTTAAATCAGATACAATAAGTGATGCTGCTGATAAATCAGTTCCGTTGAATAATAAGTTTCCACTATCTTCTAATTCACCACCAGTGCCAGCAATCACAACACGACCTGCTGTTAAATCTTCTACCTTGAATGTATTTGCCTGACCACCTGCATTGATATCAAGTAAACCATCAATGGTTGTAATATCTAATGTAGTATTACCATCAACATCTAAATTTGATGAAATATCAACATTACCACTTAAAACATCTAATCCATTACGAATGATTGCAGCATAAGGTGTGTTTATTACATTTGAATTAATAATAAGGGCATTACCCATATACCCGTGTGATGAGCACTGATAATGCAGAATATTTGGAGTATCATCTGTTATCGTTATCTGTGCAGAAGTAGATGTTGTGGTAACGTTAGTTGTATATTGAACTGATTTTGCTTCATCAAGATAGAATCTAAATGGGTGACTAGACATGTCACTTGAACTTAGATTAAATTTATATGTTCTACCTGGTGTTAATGTAAGTACAGGAGATTGAATACCATCGAGTACATATCCATTACCACTTCCCTGTCCTTGATATCTATGATCGTCTGTCTTACTTGCGACTGTTACCGCAATTTCTTTGATTACATCTGAGTGCTGTGCTACAAGAGTATCATATCCACCTATGGAACCCTTGCGTACATCTAAGTTATACTGAGGAACTGTTGTTCCAATACCGACTGAATTACTATAATATATTGACCCACCACCATAGTTCTCATACCAAGGTGTAAGATTTGTAACGGTTGCTAACCCTACACCTTCTCTCTCAGTGTAAAGATATCCGTCATAAGTATTGAGTGCTAATTCTCCTAATTGAAGATCAGTCGTCGCTGGACGCTTACTTGCAATCGCAGACCTTTTCAGCCTGAATGGTGTTGCCATTTATTTCATTCGGTATGTACCAAAATAAAGCAGTATATACTACCTTTTAGTTATTTATTCAAGTTGCATTATTCCGTCTTGGTCGATAAGCAAATAAGTTAGTTGGAGGCTCTGGTTCCATCCATTCTTTTATCTTTTCGTATCTCTCATTACTAAAAAACTCCTGAGAGAAATACCATTCTTCCCACGGAGTATGCGACTTATCTTGATTGCAGGAATGACAGCAGCATACTACATTCTTTGTAAAGTCTGCTCCTCCTTTTGAACGAGGAACAATGTGATCTATTGTTAAGTGATTATCTGATCCACAATAAGCACACTCATAATCCCATGTCTCCTTTATCTTTCGCCTCCATAACCTTTTTGCTTCTTGTGAACTTGTAGTTTCCAAATTAAACAAATACTGTTGAGGAGAGGATAAAATTGTCATACGTGATTGCGACTTGCCATTATTTATCGTTTTGATATTTTTTTATATTTTCTTCCCATTCTGAAAGAGAGGATTGTAATTGACCCTTGTTTTCTTCTGGGTATTCATCTTTATATCCTTTGATTCTTTTCCATTCATTATGCAAAGCACCTAATAACCATGCCTGAGAAAGACTATGAGGTCCATTCTCAAGTAATTCAAGGTATCTTTTATTGGATGTAAATGCTTTGTATTCCTCTCTCCAGTTGGAATCATCATAAGGTTTATTCATTCTCGACTGTTACGTTTCTTATTACAATTCTTTCGTCTTCAATTCTAAATTGAATATCATCTTGGTTGTCCCACATGAGTTCTTCATATAGTGAATTAAGAACACTCATATCGTGCCAGAGATCGTTAGCCATAAAATCCTTTGTAAGTTAAAATTTATTTATTACTTTCATCTAAGTATAGCATGGCATTTTTGAGGGTGTCAACATTATGTTTAAACCCTTTCAATCCTTTTTCGCAGTTTGAACACACATTGTTTGACACTTTTGTGTTTGTTTCTTTACAGATTATACATGCACCAATATTATATTTCTTCTTAATTTTATTCTCATATTCTCTCACACGATCACGAGTACACTCTTTACATTCGTATGCATAAGAGGATATCTTTGTTGCATCAGGACGACATTTATAAAAGTCTGCAATTAAATTCTTCTCTTTGCCACATGCTCTACAAACTCTTTCAATTAAAAATAAGTGTTGAGTTTCTAATTCAAAGTCAATATCCATTTTTTCCTTCTGCATAATCTAATGCTTGCTTTGCAGTTCGCATCAAACGAACTCTCCGCATATCATGTGTATTAGGTAATGTTAAAGAGAATCCTAGTAAGTCTCCCTCTGGATCATCGGGTATTCCGATTGGTTGAACGAAAAATATTCCTGCATGTGCTACACATTTCCACCCAATATCCACAAACCCCAAATCTCTAAGGGCACATTCAAGTTTAAGAGAATGACAGGCTTCTTCTAAGATCATATTTTATCTATAAAAAAGTCTAATAGACAAAAAAATACCCCGAAATTTTTTCCGAGGTAAATGTAAATTAAAAGTGGTTTTTGGTTTAGAGTGCATTACCACGAGGTAATACTTCCTCTGGGAACACAAAGTTCTCGTGAGGTTGGTCAACTGAAGACATCCATGCTCTCATACCTTCGTTTAAAAGAATGTTCTTTGTATAGAAAGTCTCGAACTCTGGGTCTTCTGCTGCTCTTATCTCTTGAGATACGAAATCGTATGCTCTTAAGTTAAGTGCTAGACCTACGATACCGATTGATGATGTCCACATACCCATCACAGGTACGAACAACATAAGGAAGTGTAAGAATCTTTTGTTTGAAAAAGCAACACCAAATATCTGTGACCAGAATCTGTTTGCTGTAATCATACTATAAGTTTCCTCTTCCTGTGTAGGATCAAATGCTCTGAATGTAGAACTCTGAACCTTACCATCAGTATAGATTGATGTGTCTTCATACAAAGTATTCTGAACAGTTGCTCCATGTATTGCACAGAGTAGTGCTCCTCCTAATATACCTGCTACACCCATCATATGAAATGGGTTAAGAGTTATATTGTGGAAACCTTGAATGAATAAGATATATCTAAAGATTGCTGCGACACCAAATGAAGGTGCGAAGAACCAACTATGCTGCCCTAGTGGGTAGATTAAAAAGATGCTAGTGAAGACTGCGATAACTGCTGAGAATGCAAGTGCATTGTAAGGACGAATCCCAACAAGACCTGCAATTTCAAACTGCCTTAACATAAAACCTATGAGTCCGAACACACCGTGAAGTGCTACGAAGTTCCAGAGTCCACCGAGTTGTAACCAACGAACGAATGAACCTTGTGCTTCAGGTCCCCAGAGGAACATAAGACTATGACCCATTGCATCGCCAGGTGTTGACACTGCTGCTGTTAAGAAGTTTGCTCCTTCAAGATATGAAGATGCAATACCATGTGTATACCAACTTGTTACGAAAGTAGTTCCAACGAACCAACCTCCGATAGAAAGGTAAGCACAAGGTAAAAGTATAAGACCAGACCATCCGATGAATACGAAACGATCTCTCTTTAACCAGTCATCAAGAACATCAAACCAACCCCTTGTAGGTGCTTGTAAAGTAGATGCTACCATTAATTTTTCCTATGAAAAAGGCACCCGAAGGTGCCTAGATTGAATATCAGTTAAGAAATTAACCGATTGCAGGTGCTGTTAAAGCAACTGTTGTTGACTCTGCTGAAGCAAGGTCAAGTGGGAAGTTGTGTGCATTTCTCTCATGCATTACTTCCATTCCTAAGTTTGCTCTGTTAAGAACATCTCCCCATGTTGGTACAATCTTACCATTTGCGTCTACTACAGACTGGTTGAAGTTGAAACCGTTAAGGTTGAATGCCATTGTACAGATACCCATAGAGGTTAACCATACACAGACTACAGGGAATACTGCTAGGAAGAAGTGTAAACTTCTTGAGTTGTTGAATGAAGCATACTGGAAGATAAGACGACCAAAGTAACCGTGTGCTGCTACGATGTTGTATGTTTCTTCTTCTTGTCCGAACTTGTAACCATAGTTCTGAGACTCTTGCTCAGTTGTCTCTCTGATTAGAGAAGATGTAACTAAAGAACCGTGCATTGCTGAGAATAAAGATCCTCCGAACATTCCTGCTACTCCTGCCATATGGAAAGGGTGCATTAGGATGTTGTGCTCTGCTTGGAATACGAACATGAAGTTAAAGGTTCCTGAGATACCTAGTGGCATTCCGTCTGAGAAAGATCCCTGACCGAATGGGTATACTAAGAATACTGCAAATGCTGCAGATACAGGTGCTGAATATGCTACACATATCCAAGGTCTCATACCTAATCTGTATGATAGTTCCCACTGTCTGCCCATGTAAGCAGAGATTCCGATTAGGAAGTGGAAAATAACTAACTGGTAAGGACCACCGTTATATAACCATTCGTCTACTGTTGCTGCTTCCCAGATTGGGTAGAAGTGTAGACCTATAGCGTTTGATGAAGGAACAACTGCACCAGAGATGATGTTGTTACCATACAAGAAAGAACCCGCTACTGGTTCTCTGATTCCGTCGATATCGACTGGAGGTGCTGCTATGAAAGCAACGATGAAACATGCTGCTGCTGCGAGTAAGCATGGAATCATTAGGACACCAAACCAACCAACGTAAATTCTGTTGTTTGTTGATGTTACCCATTCGCAGAACTGTGGCCAGCCTGCTAACAGACCTTGTTGTCTGCCTTGTTTTGAAAGAGTTGTCATTAGTAAGACGTTTAAATAGGGCATCAGGGAAGATGCGATATTTATTTCCAGTAATCCCTCACTACTGGATATGAAAGACGAGGTATTATACTGCCTACAGAGGTCTTGGTTGGGAGCAGTTGTGTAGTCAGGGTTACGATAATTTCGAGTCCTTTCTAATGGTGAGGAAACCCTCACTGTTGTATTTATATTAACAAAACTTTACACAGATGTCAATAAGTATAACTACTTATCTAGATTGAACCAATAATATCATTTGGATTTACTCTTGCTCGTGTGGTCATTCCCTTTGAATCTCTACCTGTTCTTTGGTATCCTCTAAATTTACCTCTCCTTTTAGTTTGTTGTGGTTTTCTTATTCCAGCTGCTTTCTGTCTTTTTTCTAAACTTACAAGATCATTAAATCTTGAGTTACCAAATTTTCCTGAACCCTGCATCACTGCTTCGTAGTCAAAAGTATTACTTACAACATCAGAGATCTTTATTTCATCATTAAATAGATCTGCGAAACCTAATGATTTAAGCATATATTCTCTAGAGGCTCTCAATCTTTCCTCCAATTTTTTCTTCCTTTCCGCTGAGGTAAGATTACTGTTAATACCCGCCCTTACATATGCTGATGATATATCATCCTCTAAAGTTGTATTAATTGTAATTCCATTTCTTCTTTGATATCCTATTGAATATATTCGTAATCTATCACGACTCCCACTCCCGTTTAACTGAACATACATAAATCGTGTGCTTGTTGTTCTACACCACTCAGGAATTTTGATAGAAAATTTATTTATCACTCCATGACCCAAGTAGTCTGCAGGTTTTATTATATCAATAAGATTACTACTTACAGAACTATCTGTCTCACCATTTGGTTTCATGGCGATTGGTCTCCAACCATCGTTTTGATTTTTTGTAAATGGATAACCACCACTGGTTTCTGGATATAATGATTGGAAACCTGGTTTATCACCTGACCAGTAAAACAATTGCAATTGACTTCCTGCTGAAGTAATACTGTCTGAATCTGGTAAGGATGCCAAAATCTGTACCGTATCAATCTCTGATGTATTCACAGGGTTTGGAACAAAAAATTTGGGAGCTCTAGTATCTGCTCCAGCGCCAAATTGAATACTTAAACCTGCCGTATTATAATCATCATCAGTGCCGACAGTTGTATTTGTTATTACTGGAGTTGCTTTATGCCTATTTCCAAAAGTATTTGTTGGATAGACTGCTCTGAAACAATCATTCTGTCCTCTAACTTTTGAAGCAGCTCTAGCAGCATCAGATTCTGCCTGAGTTGCACCACGATCAAAAGGCCAAACATAGTCAGATAATCGAACATTACTATTATCATCGAGTAAATCTCCAATAACAGCTTGATCCCAATATGTTCCCTCTATTCCTGCATCTGCTTTAGCTTGAGTATCATACTGGTTTATAGCACCATATGTGTTACCACCATAACCATGAGTTCTTCCAAATTTTTTACCAGCATTAGTTGGATCATCAACGTTAGTCATCGGCTCAATATTTTGAAGTTGATGAATACCGTCTTCAGTGTAACCTAATCCAGTAGTGTTTAAATCAACATCACCTTGACCTGGTATTATCGTTATAAAAGTATCAGAAGTGGTCATTTGTTCTTTAAGTTCATTTTTCCAATCAGATTTCCACATACTATCAAGTTGTTGTGACCACTCTTTAAAATTCTTTTTATTTTTTTGTTTCTTTACAATTGCGTCTGTCTCTGGATCACCAGTTAGTGGCATTGAATCAGCACTAATTGGATCAAGTTTTGTAAAACGATTTGCTTTCTTACCATACTGAGGATGCATACCAGTTTTAGAATCTAATTTTGGTGGTGGGTTCTCTGGAAACTCTGGTTTAATATCATCTTGATTAAAGAAAGATTTATTTTTAAGTTTTTCAAACAATTTAGATTCATTTGTCTTCTGCTTTTTGACCACTGCATCTATCTCTGGATCACCAGTAGGAGGCATGGAGTTAGCACTGATTGGATCTAATTTACCATAACGTTTTGCCTTCTTACCATACTCAGGATGCATACCTGTATTCGGATCTAACTTAGGTGGTGGGTTCTCTGGGAACTCAGGTTTAATGTCATTTACATTAAAGAATTGATTTGGTTCTTTGAAAAATTGTTTTGGTCTTTGTAACTTAGTTTTCTTTACCAACATTACTTCAGATAAGTTATCACCTCTTGGAACAAAGTGAGCAACTTGAACATTACTTGATCTACCTGCTCTCATTCTTTGTAATATGGGTAATAAATCTGGATCATCTTGAAGAAGTTTTTGAAATTTTGGATTTACTAATATTTTATCAATTTGATCTTTTGTCATATATGGAACTTGACCACTCTTCATTAAATCAAATGTACTTGCAAGTTCTGTACCATCAAAGGCAAAAGTAGCTGCGTCATCACCAGTTCCTGCAAATGCAGCTCTTGGATCTGATGATGCTTGTGGTTTTGATGATGATTTATTTAAATAAAATTTGTTTATGTAATTCTGAATATCCTGATCTGACCAACCTTCAGGTTTCTTACCCATCATTCCACCACTCTGCCACCAATTGATGATATTAATATGTGTAGCACGACCTTGTTTCTCACCTGGATTAGGTGGTTTTTTACCAAACAAAGCAAGTTCGTCACCATCCTCTGCACCCAAACCAGGTTTGAGTTCATCTTTAAATGGATCAAATTCAGGACCTTCTTCTGGTTCTGCTAAGATATCATCAAGATTATTATAAAGATTTAAGAATTGCTTATTAATACGATTAAACAGTTCCTCAATTTGTGGATCGAGAGCTCTTAAATCTTCATTATAATCATAATCACCATTAATTTTTGATAAAATCACATCCATTTTTGATTTTAATTCTTGTTCGTAATTATCCCAATATTCATTTCTTTTTTCTTTTGCACCATTCAAGATGTCGAATGAATCATCTATCTTATTTGTATATTTGGTAAAGATATCAGATCTCTTTCTACTTGCATCTAACATTGTCATCATATCATCATATGATTTATTCTCTGCCTCTTCATATGTTTTATAAAGTTCCTCTGCACGTTTTGTCACACGATCATATTCTGCCTGTTCAAGAGGTAAAATAAATTCTCTTCCAGCATATTTGTCTGCGTGAGCTTCATATGATGCCCAAGCGGAATTTGATATATTACTAGAAGCTTGATAAATTGCCATTGTTCTATCATCTTCTGCTTGTGCCTCTATGTAATCAGGTTGTGACTCAACAAACCCAAACAGATTTCCAATTTCATATGGTTCTACGAATGCTTCTGCTTCATCATACTTTGCTAAATCAACACCAGCCATTTCAAATTGTTCTCTATCTGTCATACCCCAAAAGTAAACTCCTGCAGGTGCATCTTTTTTACCTGCATAAGTTACTGCTTGATTTGATGTATTTTCATAACCAAAGGGATTTATTCCACCTGGTTGTACTAGAACAGTATCAACAAATTTAGAAGCATAACCTTGAAGAGTAAACTCAAGTGCTTCATATTGTTGTTTCAAAAGTTCTTGACCCTCTGGTGTTGCATTTTTTTCCATCTGATCATATATGCCCATGTATTCTTTGTAAATAGGATCATTTTCATATAATGGATCATATAATTGATTGAATAAATCAGAATCTTCATCATAAATTTCAAACACTCTATTTTGTGCATCCTCATTACTTAATTCAGATATCTCTTTACTTGCTTGTTTTGCATCAAATGCTTTCTTTGCATCTTGATATTGTTTATCACCAGAGATTGTATTTGGAAAATCATCTCTGTCAGGTTCTATTGGTTCACTAGGCATAGGAGGAACTGGTGAATCTATCTCCAATGCATCTTCTAAAGGTTTTCTTTTTTCATACTGCTTTACAGACAAAGCCATCAAAGATTCAGGGGATGCTCCTCCTGCCTCAGCTTTTTGCATTGCTATGATTTCCTGTTTCATCATTTCTGCATGTGCTTTTGCCAATGCATCCATTTCTGCATCACCACCTGACTTTGCAGCAGCTATGAGTGCTGCGTTTTCATCTGAAAGAGGTGGAAATGGTAATGTCTCCCAATATCTAGCAGGGTCCATACCATATTCTGTACTATCAATACCAGATGCTTCGGATGAATCACTAACAGATTTGGCTGCATTATATAATTTCATGGCATCACTGTATTTTTTAGCACCAGATCTTCCCATTGGAAAATCTTCTCTTTGTGGTGCATTCTCATCTTCAGCACCAAACGAAAATAAGTTAGATACAACTTCTTTTCCTTGATTGAGAACATTACTTACAGTTTTTTTAATCTGTTCAGCTGCTGATGGTTTTGCACTTTGTATTGTGTTTCCTTTTGAATCAACAGAATATTTACCTGGCACATCAACTTCATAAAACATCATAGGAGATTTATAAGATGAATTATCAAAATTTTTCGTATTTGTTAGACCAAGTTTTGCGATTATTGCAGGACCAAAAGTTGTTGCTGTCCAAACAGGAATATTAATTATATTTCCAGGTGCAAAATCAATACCACCCACATTAAAAGTTTGTGGGAAAGGAACTTTACCTGTTCCTAAAGTATCATATTCTAATCCAAGAGCATCAGAGATTAACTTAGCTCCATAAAACCATCCATCATCCCATGATGTTGCAGTTTCAATCCCCTCAATACTTCCACCTGTTGTAAACTTATATCCTTTAGTAAGTTTTGTTTTTCCAGTTTCAAGAAGATGAGGTAGATTTACTTTTACATTATTATGCATAAAATTATCTAATCCAAAGTTATTACCTATAGTATCACTGATCATTGATTCAAGTTGTTTTTTTAATTCTTTCTGAGCATTTTCATCGTTAGTAGCTCTTATTGAATTAACGATACTTTGATAATTACCAGAATTAATTGTGGTGGTAAGATCATTCATATCAGCCTTTTCAATTTGATTTGACATATTTACAGGATTTTCATAAGTTGCACCAGGTGTGTTTGGATCTTTAGCAACTTTTCCAAGAAAATCATTATATTCATTAAAAGCATTCGCAGATGTTTTTGCACCTATAAGAGGTTGTGTAATTTCAGCAATACCATCAACGACAGTAGCAGATATTCCCTGTTCGAGTGCTGATTTAATCACATTATTATCAGCAGTATCAAGAATTTCCTGTGCTTTCTCTGGATACATTTTTTCAATGGCTGCTTTTTTTTGTTCAGCAGTCATTCCTTTTATCATCTCACTGATTTCTGGAGAATTTTTAACTGAATTTCTTGCTTCTGTTGAAACTGCCACTTCTGTTTTCTTATTCTCACCGTCAGACTTAAATGTAGATAAATCTTTTCCTGACTTAGGTTGATTTGGTTTAAGTATTGTTGTTTTAAGTATATCCGCTAGTTTCTCTTCTGGACTTGTTGTTGGTTTTGATTCAGGTTTACCAAGTGCAGACTTCAATCTTGAAGCAGCAAATGTTTTTTTAACATCATCTTTACTTTGTGGTGATGGTTCAACGTCATCTCCAATCTTTGCAGATGCAAATGGATCTTCTCCACCAACTCTAACTTCTCTACCTGGAAACTCATCTCCAAATCTTGAACCAGTGTAATCATCAGATGCTTGTAGTTTATCATCAACAGCTTTCTTTCTTTTCTTTGGAGTTGATGTTGACTTTGGTGGTGCTGAACGAATAAATGATGATGCCTCTGGATTATCAAGAGGAACAACCACATTCATTGGTGCTTTTCTTTGAAAATTAATTTTAGTTACACCAAAATGATCAAATCCTACACCACTATTAAAATTTTGCAGCAAGACAAATTGAGTTCCTTCTGCTCTTGCATACTCTGGAACTGATATAGAGTAATTATTTAAACCACCATTGTGACTTAAAGGTGTAGTAATTATGATACCACTACCTTCTCCAGCACTACCATCAGGTTTTAACAGTAAAAATTGTGCGTTTGCCATCGCAGGTGTTTTATACATTACAAACAAACATTCTGATGCTAAGTCAGGATCTTCTCCACCATTAACGTCATTACCAACTATCGCAGTGATTGTGAGAGTATCTACTTGAGAGGTATCAATTGGACTTAAAGATGCAAATCTTGAATTATTATCTCCAGTTCCTGTTCCTTGAAATGCAAGATATTGACCACCAACATTGAAACCACCATCACTTCCATTACCAGTTCCACTATCTCTTATTTCCGTACCTACATTTGCACCTAAATTATCACCATCACTAATAATACCAGTTGTACCTTCATAACTTGCACTATCAATTGTATCAACAGATATTACATCACCATCACCAGGTAATTTTTCTACACTAATAGTTGATACATCAGAGGTGGTCATCCCCTCCCGCCAATTATACTTTTTAGTTTCCATTGTGGAAACAAGGTATTTCTTAAATTCTTTCTTCTTTTTTTCTTCCTGTATCTTAGCGACCTTCTTCTGCTCGTGCTTATTTCTAAGGTCTTTTGATTCTATATGATGAAATATTTTGGAAAACTTTCCCATTGCAAAAATACTTTTAAGTATTTATGTTTCCATTATAGCAGACATCATGACAAAGACAACACCTGTCATTATTATCGTTCCCGAAAAGAAGAGAAGGAACGTTTGAAACATTTGAGGTAGATTCATCCTACCTCTTGTAATTTCTGTGCGACTGTTAGTTTTTGTATTGGTGCTACGTCATTTAAACCATTTGCATCGAACCAAGGTGCTGTCTCCCAGTCAAATCCTTCTCCGAATGTATTATCTGCCTCTGCAACATACCAATGACATGCTGCATCTGGAATATCTACTGCACATACCGCCCAATCATCTGTCCATTGTGGTACTTGAACCCAGATGACAGGTTCCTTATCCATAGCATATGCTGTTGTACTGATTCCAAATAGGAATGCGAAGGTTATCACCCACGCTAAAATTCTTTGTGTCATGATAATAGTCCTAGTGATCCTGCGGTTACACCCACAGACAAAAAGAACCCAAATTCTATTAGATCTCTGGTTCCTGGTGGTATATTAGTTAGTATAGTTTGTAAAACATTCATGAGTATACAAATTGACCTGCGTTAAATGCAACGTAGGCAACTATAGTGAGGATAAAAGTTAGTTGAGGCATTTGATTAAAAGTATGGTGACACCTATCATTGCTAAGCGTCCGTTAATAAGTTCTGCGTATTTCCAATACGAATGTGACCAATCCATTATGCTCCTTGGTATACAGGAGTCATAACACCACCACCTTCATCATCGTCATCATCGTCATCAGCTACACGAAAAAACATTTCGATAGCAACGAGAGCACCCATTGGATAGAAACACCATAGTATTGCTTTCCATATTGGAAAAGAATCTGTTGCTAGTTGATAATCGATCATTAAGTTAATTGTTACAATTGGTAATATTATTTAGTTTTGTAAAGTTTTAGGCAAAAACACTAGTAAAAGTGCTTGTACCTAGTGCCAACATAAAAATGTATGGCACTACTTTAAATGGTACAGGATGTCTTTTCATTATACGAAACCTGGTATAATTTGACCTGTGGTTAGGTAAGCACCTAAACCTGCGATGATACCAAGCATTGCTAATCTTCCGTTAAGTTTCTCAGCAACTAACTTTTCTTTTTCAATTTCTTTTTTCATTTAGAAAATACCTGGAATGATATTTCCTGTTGTTGCATATGCTCCTACTGCTGCAACGAAGCCAAGCATAGCTGCCCAACCGTTAAATCTTTCTGCTTCTGGTGTCATGAGTTTGTACCTTTTTTGAATTGTGAATTGTGTCCTAAGTTTCATTTTTAAAAAATGCCTGGAATGATCCATCCAGTAAATCCGTAGTTAACTACGAGTGCAAAGAATCCCATCATGGCAAGACGACCATTGATTTGCTCTGCTTCTTTCCAATAATTTGGAACTGATTTCTTTGATGATGTCATTAGAATATACCAGGAATAATTTGTCCTGTAGTTGCATAAGCACCAATAAGTGCAACGAAACCGATCATAGCCCAACGACCATTAACTTTCTCAGCGTTCTGAGGGTATCCCTCATAAGACGCACTTTCGTCAATATAAGGTCTTGTTTCATTTGGAAAAGCATTTTGTCTTCCACCTGATTCAGTTGTAACAGTCATTTAAGTTTTATTAAGAAACGTAACATAATTATATAGTAATTATTAAATTTTGTCAAATTTCTTTACAAAACTATGTCTGGACTCACAGATATTTTGTAAAATATGGGTAATTATTGCTGATTCTGTACAGGTTCTGTCACACGACCAAGGTATGGGTCGTAATTCATTAACTTATCAATGTCTACATCTATACCTGATTGTGTCCACCAGTTGGTTAATGCATTATAACTTGCCTTGTGTATTGCATCTACATGCTCTGGGTGTATGGATGATCCTAATTGAACTCGGTATAAAAATATCGGAACTGCATAGGTATTTCCTGAGTTGTATATTAAATCATCTGCCACTGCTCTTGGTTTCACACCATTATCAAGTTTATACTTATCTCCTCTACAATGTAATTTTATTAGTTTCTCTGCATGATGACGATTAATAATATAACAAGCAGTTGAAAAATCATTCACAAATCTTTTATGTAATGTCACATGAAGTCCACCAGTGCATATGATAGCAAGTTGAATCACATCCCAATCGTATGGCATCTTTGCTATAAAATTACTCCAAGTAAAATTCCAACACCTGACAACATCTAAGTCGATGTCATCTTCCATAATTACAGCGTAAGGTGTATCAGATGTTTCATACCAATGCTTGATTGCTTTCAGATGAGATGTAGTACAACCAACTTCACCTGATGTCATCTGTTCTGGGTATCTACCTTTTAATATATCACTTAGATCATCATCACGACCATCATATCCTGACACTCTCTCATAGTTTTCGATCTCCCAATACTTAAAGAGACCCTCCATATATTCCTTTCTCTCTGGTTGACCATCCAGATTAATATAATATATCGGTCCTATATTTTTTAATTTAAATGCAGATTTATTCTTATCCATTAAATCATTTGCCATTCTTTATAAGGTATCATAAACGAACTATGTGTATCTGTAAAGGACTTAGGATAAAATACTTTACTATTCGGTTGATTTATGTCTAGAAATGCAGACCAAAAACTAAACGTAGATACATGAAGTATGTGATACTCACATTCTACCATCATTTGAAGAGATTGAAAAGAGTCCGACTCTACACATGAAAATTTTTGGGGGAAATTTTTTTGGAACCAATGTAATTTACCTCTTGATTTTGAAATATCATCAGAAAAGATATAGACATGTACTTCTTCTGGTATGTGTTTAAAGCATTCAATGTAAAATGTATCATCAACATATCCATTGACATGATCATCAACAGGTTGAGTACAATATCTCAAATGCAAGGAAACAGTGTTTGGCATTGTCTTATCTGTAATAGATAATTTCTTTCTTACATAATCAAGTTCATCACAATCACTGAATCTAAACATATCATTTATAATAAATGTAGTGTCGTAGTCAGCGGACAGATCTCCCTTCCAATTTAAATTTGGAAATGTTTTTCTAATTGTATTATGATCACCCTCATGTCCTCCAAGAAATCTATCTGCATTATATGGTGGAGGATACTTACCACCACCATCCCATAGATCCCAAGTTCCAAAGAATGGTTCAGTAAGATTATGTTTTTTACAAAATGATATTACCTCTCCCATCTGAAGTAAGTTATTACCTATGCCACCATGTAATGTAGTGCTTATACTCAAGTTATTGATATTAACAGGAAGAAGTGGTTCATCTCCAATATTAACATCTACCTTTGATAGTACATCAGTTCTATATTCTATATCACTAAAAAATTTTATTGCATCAACTATAAAAAAGTTAAACGGATAATTGTCTTGCATGATATCTGCAATCTGATAATACTCTTCCCAATATTTTTCTGTTGCATCAAACTCATTATCACAATCACTATGATTTGGAAACTCATCTACAGTATAACGATTAAAACCTGCACCTATTCTCCTTTCTTTCACAAAACAAGGATTACGATAACCCCAAGAAACTGCTAAGTTAAAAATAGAATGATGTTTATCTCCCTTCAAACATAAAAATTTTAAGTTAGGATCTAATCCTACAAACTCTGGAACATATTTTAAATATGAATGAGTGATATTAGTTGTAGTATTATGTTGACTAACTCTTCTTACTCTTTCTTCTTTTGATAATGATTCAATATTCCATATCAATCCATTATCATTCCAGTTTTGAAAACTGTTTTGATATTTACCTCTACCTCCTTTATACTTTAATGGTATATGATTCTTAAGAGTTTGATATGCTCTCAGAAAACCACAAGCACCTGTTCCAATAATATGGAAACTACTCATAAGATAAACCTCTTAGTTCATATTCCCAACGAACATCCATATTCATTCTAGGTTTACCATCAACTTCTATAACCTGTCCAACAAATATACCATGTTCCATAGGTAAATGATCAGGGAACGGACGACTATCTTGACCCTCTGGATATATGTTACTCAAAACTTTATATACATGTTCTTTTAAATAATATTTTAATCCAACACCATATGCTTTGTTGTAATGAACATGATCTCCTAATTGGTAAGTTGGTTCACCGACAATCTCAGAGTTCCTCCAATGATCATGACAAACATGATCATCTTTAATTAGTGGCCAAAGATGTTGTTCTAAGACAGTTTGATCTGCCTCTCTGTAATTTGCATTAATATTGTCTAAGTTAATCATTCCATATCTTTTATGAAATAATTTATTATTAATACCAAACATACCTGCCATGATTGTATAACCATGATTATGACAATCACGAAGTAGATGTGCTGCTTTATCTGACTCCATCCACTCATCTACTGCATTTCTTTCTCTCCAACTTAATCGACTATCTGCATCACGACTTATCCAATATTCTACGTCAGGGTCATGAAGAGGTCTGAATCTCCAGTTCAGTCCATCATAAGAATTTTTCTTTTCACATCTTACAACTTCTGCACCATAATCTTCTATCTCTTCAATATAATGTTCTGGTACATCTTGAGCGACATAAAATCTTGCAGTCCACTCAGGGTAGATGACTCTTGCAGTGTTTGCATTCTCTACTGCACCTTGACAATAAAGTGGATTATCTCCAAATAAACTAAACGTTATCAGATTCATACCAAGTCCCATAATAACAATCACAACTAAAGAAACCATCTTCAGTTCCACCCTTAAAGATTTGTCCGAAGTTACCTAATACATCAGTGAATGTTTCTTCAGTAATGTAATGTGGATGTGCAGTATCAGTTCCAGTTCCAATAGGTTCAAATACACGAACAACTTTAGATGTTTTCTTTGCAAGTTCTAATTGTTCCTTTGGATCAAATACATGTTGAACTACATTAAAGAACCATGTTTCATCTACCTTCTCATCTATATCTAAGTCTTCATAAGGTGCTGCGATAATTTCAATACCTACCTTCTCATAATCTTCTCTAATATTAGATGGCCAACGATCTATAAGTGGTTCGACTATCAAACCTCTTTTAAAATTACCCTCTGTACTGAGAATAGATCCTCTTGGTCCTGCACCAACTTGAACAATTACTTTATCTTTGAAATCTTTTTTATAATCTATACCAAAATATTTTGCAATAACATTAGTCGCAGTAATGTATGCTTCTATTCTAAGATCCTGATGATGACTAAACTCTTCTGTTTGAGCAGCTTGCCAACGTTCTAATTCAATTCTCATGGTAACTCTCTATTGTCAATAATACGACGATCAGTAAACATACTACTATATCTATCATAGAAGATTCTACTGTTTTTATGTTGTGATTTATATGCCCATATGGGTAGGTCTCCAGTAACTCTAGCACCACTCCAAGATGTATCTGACTCCATATCAATAACATAAGCACCACATACTTTACCTAGTTGTAAATGTGCTCTATACATTAAGTCATGATCATCCATATCACAAGGAGCAAATTTTTCATCCAAATAATTTATCTTTTTAAGATCATCAAGATTAATCATTAAAGGACCTCGATTAGCACTACTTCTCACAGCAAATACATTTCGAGGTAATCCATGAACTGCTGATGCATGATCTACATGTTCTAGAATATCACACCAACCAGTAACTGGTGCTGTAGGATTATAAAGATGATATGTATTTGGATTTATAATCCAATTATGTGCACACATTGCAGTGACTGCAAAGACATCATCAAACTCATCAAATGGTTTTTGCATTCTTTGATTCCAACCATATTCAGATATGACTTGATCATCTTGAACTACAATAACATATTCACCTTTTGCTTCTTTAAATGCTGCATTATTCGTAAGTAATTCAAATACATCAGGCAAGACGATTGCTCTTGCTTTTTCATACTTACTTACAACTTTATCTGAATCATCAGTGCAACCATCAAGCATACAAAGGAGTTCATAATCTCCTACTGTATTATTGACAATACCATCCAATACCTTCTCTAAAAGTATCTCACCATTTGGCAATCTTCTTGCACCATTATGAATGGTAACAATAATACTATGCATTAATTACATCCAAAACTCTTATGATTTGTTTCTTCGACCCTATGGTTATTCTAACACAATTTTCAAGATTGTCAAAGGAACTTCTATCTCTTATGAGGATTTTATTATTTTTCATTTTATTTAAAAGTTCTTTAGAGTCAGGTGTTTTTAAAAGAACAAAGTTAGTTTGACTATCAACTGCATAGTATCCGTGAGGAAGATTGTCAACAAAAAACTTCTTAGCATCATTCATTTCATCAATACGTGAATCAAGATAATCTAAGTCATCTAAAGCTGCTACTCCACATAGTTGTGCAAGTGAGTTTACTGCCTTACCATTTCTTATCTTTCTCAAGTGTGATAGTGTATCAGGATGTCCCATACAATAACCCAATCGCACAGATGCTAATCCAAATGCTTTAGAAAATGTTCTGGTAACGATTAAATTTTTATGTGATATAACTAGATGACTACAAGATTGTTTTGCAAATTCATAGTATGCTTCGTCAACAATAAACAAAGTATCTGGATAAGTTTTTAATAATTTTTCTATCTCATCTACTTCTAATAATTTTCCTGTTGGATTGTTTGGATTAACAAGATAAACTACATTCGCAACTTTACAATAATCAAAATCATATTCATGCTCACCTAGTGGATTTTTGATATTTACTTTCATGTAATTCTCTGTATTTGTTGTGATGAAAGTATTCACTTGTGTATATGATGGTTGATAAGATAGAACATGAGTTTCTTTATCTACAAACACAGTTATGATATCTTTCAGTGCATCATCAGAACCATTATATATCTCAATAAAATCAACTGGTAGAGAAACATATTCAGATAATTTACTCTTTAATAATTTTGCAGTGATGTCAGGATATCTTTCATAACGATAGAAAGATTTCATTACTTCAAATACTTTATTTGTAGGAGGAAACTCTGATTCATTCCAATCAAAACATTCCCAATCAGATGATAGATCAGAACGTCCACCAACATTATAGGTCTGTAGATTGTTTATACTTTGTCTAAATTTAATTCCCATCTAATACTCCCCAATTATCAATTACAAATTTATCACTTGTATTCAGTGAAGAAAATTTATTATCTGGATGCATTATAGCAATTGCATCAGATTTGTCTACACATTCTTGAGGTGTTTTACATTTAATTATTTTGTCTTCAAGTCCGTTAAGATTACTGAATGATTCATCAAACTCATCATATGCAAATACAGTAATATTCTTTTCAATTAAATCCTGTATCAACTTTGAAGATGGAGAACCTATAACAACAGGTGAGTTTGGTTTGAATGATATTCCTATGATACCAACCTTATCATATACAACACATTTATCGAGTATGCTTTGATACAAATCTGCATTTACTTCATCAGCAAATTTTAAATTCTTTGCATCTCTTTTTCGGTTCGATGCAAACCTAATAAATGCAGCAGAATCTCTTGGAAAACATGTGCCACCATAAGGTGTTCCAAACTTAAAAAAGTATGGTGATATTCTTTTATCTAATCCTATGGCATCAGTAATATTATGTACGTTCACATTATCCATACCATCACATAGTTGTCCTAAAAAGTTTACGAATGCAATCTTGTTTACAACAAAAGCATTCAAAGATACTTTAGCTACTTCTGCTTCTTCTAATGTGAGTATCTTGAGTGGTGGTTCGTTATCATGAAAGTCTTTCCATATTTCTTGCACCATACTAATATCTCTTTGATTATTTGCACCAATTAAAAAGAATTCTGGATTTTTAAAATCATAAATTACATTTCCAAGCCTAACAAAATCTGGAACATATGCAAAACCAAAACCTTTACCATACTTACGTCCTGATATTTTTTCTACTAAGTGTATAAGATTACTAATTGATCCTGGCAAGACAGTTGATGATATTATAATAAGATGATAATCTTTCTTACTTTTCTTTAGATTAACTGATAAATCAATCAACGCACTCTCTACAAACTCTGATGAGTAACCACTATCACCAAGTTGAGTATTAACTAATATGATAGATGTTTCTGCTTCTTCGACTGCTCTACTATATGAGTCAGTAAAACCTATCAAATTATTATGTGGGAATATATCAGTAAGACCTGGCTCATAGAAAGGTAATTCATTATTGTTTAGTTTCTCAAGAATATATTCATTCTTATCTACACCTAAAATTTGATTGCCTGACCTTGCTAAACAACACACAAGAGGTAGTCCTAATTTTCCAAGTCCAATAAAACTTATCTTCATACAACCTCGTTGATTATGTTTTTAAACTTTTGTGTTTTAAGATTTCTTTTTATATCGTCAACTTTATTCACAGAATAATTCATGTTACCTAAACGTGATGATAAACCACCTAATATATCCTCTGTGATATCATTATTATGATCAGGATTTTGAACATAGTTAAAGATAATATCATCATGTGTCTTTTGAATAATTTGAAATAGTTTTATTGATGGCATTTTCTTATCAATCCAACTGTAAAAGTTTACACCAGGCAATCTTGAACCATCTTTAGATACAAGTATGTCACTACTTCTACCATTCACATCTTTAATTTTACCATCTTTAATTACAAAAGTATCTTCTGTCTTGTATCGAATAAATGGCATGTAGTAATTAATAAAACCAGTTGAAATCAATCCATATGTGCCATCTTCATTATCATAGAAATGATCAACTCCATATTCTAAATTTTGTTTTAAGTCCCGTGAATCTTCTGTCTGATTCATGAAAGAAACTTTCTCCATTTGTCCATAATGTCCACAAGGTGTAATGCCAAAAACCTCTTGAACTTTATTATACCACTTCTCTAACAATACTTCAGATGTTGTATGAATCTTTTTAATATTTGTAAGAGATAAATTATTCTCTTCACACAGACAAGCAAAGATATATGCAGCAGAGGGATATGTACACATTGTTTGATAGTTACCTTCATTTATTTTGGCAACGTAATCACCTATAGTCCTATCATTAAGATGATATGCAGACATGTATAATCTCTTCAACTCTTTATCATAATACCATAAAGGTGATTCACTATCTTTAGGTACATATCTTCTTAACCATACACTCGGAGTATCATACATCTTTGCTCCCTGTTGAATGTATGCTCTCATATTAAAAGCTGCTTCTTTTTTGAGACAATCATCATCAACATAGAATTTTAATTTATCACCAGTAGAACCACTCGTTGTGATTGGAAACGATTTCTTATCTCTCATATCATCTGCAATAAGCATTTGATTATGATCTATAATTTTTCTTTTTGTTAGAACAGGAAATTCTTTTAAATCATCAACTGATTTAAAATCCATAGGACTCCAACCATTCTTTATAAAAATGTTTCGATAGTAAGGAACATTTGTATAACAATGTTTTAATAATCTTTGAAGTTCTTGTAGTTGATATTCTTTTAATTTTTCTTCATTCCAATGTTGTGATTCTAATAAAAAATCAAGAGTTTCACCATAAACTTTTCCATACCTATATTTGAATGGAATATACTTATAGAAAGCACTCTTAACAAAATTAGGTGACTTCTTAATAATTTTATTTACTGAACCCATTAAAAAAAATCCTCACTATTAATACCTTTATCATCAATAAAGAAATCTCCACCAAATTTAACACCAGTTCTTAAAGAGTTAAATTTTAATCCCCAAGAACGTAGTTGATTAAAGGTATCTTCATAATGATTTATCTTACTTCCACAACCTCTTGCTGTCTCTATGATAATTGTATGTCCCTCTTCCCACAATTTATTAATTTTTTCAATTCTTTCTGGATAAGGTGTTGCTTCATAGTATTTCATACCATGACCATCAGGATTAGGTTCTGTATAACAAAGAGTTCCATCTAAATCAACAACATAAATGCTCATAAGTAATCTACCTCATCTTTAATTTTTACCATATGAGTGTCTATTGGTCTATACAATTGTGCTTGTCCTTTGAAATATCTTTCATACCAATAATCAGCATTACATTCAATCAAACTTCTTATATCTTGACCCACAACAGACAGACCATCTCTTACTGCTAGATTAGTAAGAATACTTTGATCATGACGACAACCTTCAAATCCATCATCTTCTTTTAGATTTGAAAATGCAGTTAATTCTCCATTAACTTTCTCATCTAAACACCAACCTAACCATTCTCTTAGAATTTTCTTTGATTCTTCACAAACTTTCCAGAAAGTAAAACCTGCTTCTAATTGTTTTGATTCATGATAATCTTCATCATCACATTCCATATAAACAAAACAATCTTTCTTAGTATGATCTCCATTTCTAAAGTTTCCTAATGGTAGTAAACATACATCATCACCCATAACCTCATCAACAAAGTCAAAAATGTCTGGATGAAATATATCAAGAGTATCTAAAAGAAGAACTTTATCACCTTCTTTTAAATTCTCCATAGCCTGTAGTATAAAGTATGGTTTCCATGTAAACCAACCATAATTATTCTCAGCAGACATCCACTCAGGATATTCTTTATAAAGTTCTGAGTTAAACAAATCTTCATCAGAATATTCTATATGATTTACACCATATTCCTTTGCTTGTTTTGTCAAAAATTGTTGCCCTTGTTTATATTTTTGATCACCAAAAGCAACTGTAATTAAATTCCAAGTCATCTATTCACCATGTAACCAATTTTTAAATCTATCAAAAGTTCTTCTAATTAGATTTTGATTTACGGGTGGGACATCAGGAGTTAATTGCTCTGCAATCCAATCCTCAACTTTAATAGTTGGTTCCCATCCTAGTGTACCATTTATTCTACTAATGTGTGCTAATGTTTCTTTTGCCTCACCTGGTCGTGCATCAATATTAATTGAAAAATCAGATATCATACTTGCGATTTCATTTACAGAATAATTAATACCACTACCCACATTATATACCTGACCAATAGCATCCTTATCTAATTTTTTAGTTGCTGCTAATATGTTTGCTTGAACTACATCTTTGACGTTCACAAAATCTCTTCTTTGTTCACCATCACCAACGATAGTGAGTTCTTGATCATTCTCTAGTTGTCTTAAAAATATTCCAATCACTGGTGCATACTGCCCTTTAATTGGTTGTCTATTTCCATATACATTAAAGTATCTAAAAATCACAGTTTCTAATCCAAAAAGATCTGTATACATTTTACATAATTTTTCACCATTTACTTTTGATACTGAATATGGATTCAGACAATTATCTGGTAGTGCCTCTACATGAGGTGGTTCTTGTAAACCATATGCAGATGATGTTGATGAGTATACAACTCTCTTGACACCTGCTTCTCTTGCATATTGTAAAACAGTACAAGTACCAACAGAGTTAATACTTACTGCTTCGATTGGACTTTCGATTGAAGGTCCGATACGTGCTTCTGCTGCAATATGAAACACATAATCTACATCATCATATAAGGATCTTGTTGCAGCATCACGAATATCAAAGTTATGATATTCTGCTTTATCATTATAATAGAACTGTTCATGAGCATCAGAATACTCATTATCAATTACAATTACTTTATGTCCTATTTCTATAAGTTGGTCAACAAGATTTGATCCTATAAATCCTGCGCCACCTGTGACTAAACTTTTTGTCATCCTTCTCCTGCGTAATTCATTTTACAATCTTTAAATCCTTCACCTGTTAACTCGGTGATGTCATTTTTTATACTCATTCTTACTCTGTTTAAATCTCTTACTTGCACTGCTCTTTTACCAATCTCATCATACCCTAATTCATCATCTAATCCTGCACGGATAGATCCCTCTGTATCCCAGATTCTACCATTAATATTATATAAATCCTCAGATAATTTTATTAGTTGTGTGTTTGTAAAATCTATACCTTTCTTATAATACTCAAGTTGTTCTTTCATAGAATCAACATCAATCTGTGTGTGATCTAATCTCTCTAACTTTAATTGGCAGATTGTATATCTATCTACGACTTCTGGTAATGGTGTAATAATTTGGTCAATCATATTAGTATTTCAAATACTCAATGTTATCAAAAAGGAAATGATTATCTAGAACCTCATGTTCATTATACCACTCTTTTGATAAAATGCAAATGCTTTTTAAGTTTGGTGAATATTCTTTTAATGCAGAACTCAGATGAGTACCACCACTATGAAGTGAAACATAACCATATACTGATGATATTAAATCACAGTATCTAAAAATATTCTCCACTTCTATATATCCATCAAATTTAATGTCGTCACTCAAATCTTTAGTTGGCGTAATATCTTCAAATGATACTGATACAAATTTACGATCAGAATAATCATTCCTAAGTTGGTCTAAACATTTGATCACATCTTCTTTACTATCACTCACAGTGGTAGATGTAAAATCTACAATGAATAGATCCTTTACACCCTTATCTTTTTCTGGTTCATAATAAACTTTAGGATACTTATTAGTTGGTTGAAGACCATGAAACTTTTCCCAGTTAGAAATCATATTTTTAGTACCATTCTCTTCAAGAAAACCATCTTCTCTGTAAGGAATAGAAGGTAAGTCACCTGCATTCCACTCACCAAATTTTTTACCATGAACATAAGGATTTTTATCCCATACTAAATCATAGATACCATCATTTCTAAAAGGTGCATCTGCTACAATATATGTCTTTCTTCCTTGTTGTTTTGAGAACTCCTCTGGTAAGGTAGAAAATTGTAATGCATCACCAAGACCACCATGCCAAGCCTTTAAATATACATCACTCATAATCTATTAGTATAATACTCTTGTTTTTTATAATAAGATATTAAATCTTCTTTACTCAGTACTTTTAAATCTTCCCACAATTTATTATTTCTTTCCATATGGGGATTATGATACCATGAATTCTGTGTTCTTTGATGTTCTAAATGATATGCATGATTGTCAACTCTTCCAATATTATATCCAAGTGTTTTCCAACGATGATGTCTTTCAACATCTTCTGGTGCGTATGCAATAAATCCTTCATTCTCTAAGTAACCATCAATATAAACTTGACGATTAAAGAATTGAACCATACCATACTCTGCCCAACCCTGACCCCTATCACTTTGATAATAAAAGTAACGATCATCAAAACATTCATGATCAAAATCATTGTTTAAAAAGTTAGATACAAAATCACTGTTTTCAAAGTCATCCATATCTTCCTGTGTTTCAATAGTGAATCCAAGATTTACTTTTCTCTCACCATGATTACCATAACGAAATGGATAAACAACATCATATTCACCATTCAACATTTTAACTGCGTCAGTGTAACTACTAACTGGCAGAATTAAATCAGTATCATAATTAACTACAATATCAGTTGTAGATTCCATGACCATATCATTCAGAACTTTTGTGCGATGAAATGCATCATCAGTTCTTGTCTCTTCTTCAAAGATATGAACAAGGTTATTTGTATCTACCAACCTTTCAATTATTGGTAAAGCAAATGTTTCAAAACGTCGTTCTGAATCAACCTCTTTTATCATAACCGTAGTATCAAAATTATATAAAAGATATGCTGTTGATAGGATTACATTACGAAGACGATCTCCTGTATCAATTCTTAGAGGAATTATAAATGTTGTATTTTTTAAATCAGTTTTCATCAATCATTCTCCAACTTTTAGGAAATAAATCTACAGTAGATTTACTTGTATTATTAGGACCAAACCACTTATGTGGATATATTACATCTTTATATGGGTTCTGACAAAGCCATGCACCCCACCATGAGAAAGTCGAATTGGCAATTATAAAATCATCACACTGAGTCATAAGATATAAGTCATGATAAGGACTATCAGACTTGGTTATAATAAACCTATCACTTGCAAATAGTTTTTGCTTATAGCACCAATTTGGATCATCTGAAAATATAATTACTTGTCTATCTTCATCAAAACAATCCAAAGCATTTTCATAATATTTCATTGACAAGTTATAATGATTCAAAGAATTGATTAGAAAGTCACCTCTACGAATATGTAAGGCAATTGGTTTATCAAACTGTTTAAGTATTGATTTACAATCATCTCGATATTCTTTTTTAACTTTAAAATCTTTTATGATCTGTTCACGAATATTCAAGAAATATTTTTCTGTCTGGAAGAATCCAACTATTGAACAATTATCTGGACATTCATTATATAAATCTTTATCAAAATGAAAATGTGCCTCTTGAACATATTCATTAGTCGGCAATAAACCTTGATTCTTTGGGTTTATATCAAAAGCATCATACAATTCAATACGAAGTTTATTACCTAAACCATCTTCAAGAACTTCTTTATGATTAGGAACTGTATATTCCAATCCTCTTCTATCCGCAACACCTCTAAGTGCTGCATATTGAAACATCTGATTTCCCAGTTGTCCCATTTTACCAAGATAATTTAATCCAATCATTCTACAATATCAATCGGTGTTGGGTCGTTGTAAATTTTAGTCCATCTTTCTGGAATAATGTCTGCGTCACAAAGTTCTGCATTACCATAGTTATATGCCTTTGCACCATACCAAGGATAAGGAGCAACGACTTTGCCTCGATCATTTTGCAACCAAGCACCCCACCAGCTCATTGAACTATTTGCTATTATACCACCACTACACAAAGACATCAAGCATAGATCAATATAAGGAACACTTGCACCATCATCAAATACCTCATATGATGCATCTGACATATAAAATCTATCATCTTGCAACCAATCTTGTTTTTTACACCAATCTAATAAATCAGATAAAACTATAACATTTTTATCTTCTGGAAACTCTTCTAGTGCTTTGAGATAATATTCTTTCTTACATAATGGATGGTAATCCTGTAATAGTTGATATGACCATTTCTCCCCTCTCTTTCCTATTACATTTGGATTACCTCTACGAAGATGTAGAAAAATACATTTATCAGTACCACCAATTGAATCAATAAATTCTTGACAAGGATTTAAAATATCTTTATGAAAAGTATAATCTTTTCTTAATTCTTCTGTTGCATTTGTAAAATATTTTTCTGTTTGAAATACACCAGAGTAATTTGTATTATTAGTGCACTCATCTAAAAATTTTTGATTGAATGCAGTATCTCTACATTCTAATGTTTTGAAAATACCCTCACCTGTATATTTACATCCTTCTAATTCAAAACATTCAAACAAACCATAGTTATCAAATCTATCGGCACTCTGATGTGGAATCATAAAATCATATCCATGTTTTTTAGACATACCACGAATAAAAGCATACTGGAACATTTGGTTTCCAAGTCTACCCTCATTACCTAATCCATTAAAAGAAACAGTCATTACAAATAATTCAATTTGATTTCATTAAATACGTTACTTATTCCATCTACAACGTCAGTTTTTGGTTGCCACCATCTTTCAATGTATGGGTCTGATATATTACGAGCATCTTTTTGTACTTCATCTTTCGACGATGCTGGAATAACCTCGACTTCCTTGCCGATATTTCTGAATAATACTTGTATAATTTGTGCAATCTCCAAAATGCTTGTAGAGATACCAGTAGTGATATGAAGCTCGTCATCACAAGTGAATTGATCGTAACAACCCATAATTGTTTCCAAAGCTTCGCAACAATCTTCAGCATATAAGAACTCCCTTTCTTCTGTTCCGTCTGTCATCATATTAATCACACCAGTTTCAAATCCTTTTATAATAAAATCAGTAATAACATGTGCCTTTTCCATGTCCTTTTCAATTCCAAAGACATTCCAAAACTTTACTATAGATCCATCCAAAGACTTAGTATATAGTTCTCCAACTCTCTTCATGACCCCATAAGGAGAGTAACTCATACTGCTCATTTGAGATGATGCGAATACAAATGGCACTTTATAAGTCTCTAAGTAACCAAATACATTTGCCATTATTCGAGTATTATTATTAATAAATTTATAAGTGTGTTGATACTTTTTAAGGTAATGAGATCCACCAACATCAAAGGCAAGAAAGAATACAAAGTCACTTTCCATGATTGCATTACGAAGATATGTGTTTGGTATGTGAGTCATGTCTTGATGTTCACCATTTAGAACATCAAACTCTCTTACGATATGCCCTTTATTTGAAAGATATTGTGTAAGATATGATCCTATTTGTCCACCTGATCCTAATATCGTAACTCTCATATCTTCTCCACAATCCAAGATTCGGGATACAAATCTTTTGTATTATTAGATGCAAGTTGCGGACCATACCAAGGGTCTTGAGCCACAATTTTTTTATCTGGTGATGCCTGTAACCATGCACCCCACCATGATAGTGATGAGTTGGCAATTATTGCACCATTACATAATGACATCATACACAAATCATAGTAGGGTATAAGAGATTTTGCATATGAACCACCACCTATCATTACAGGAGTGTCGTAGTATAATCTTGTCTCTGAAATTATATACTTATCATCTTTAAAAGCATCTTGTGATTGAACCCAATCTAAATCATCGGTGCAAATTAATATTGGTTTATTTGAAAAATGTTTTTCAACCATATCACCCATCCACTCTGGGGTTGGCATAGGATAATAATCTTCACGACCTACATTATCACCTCTACGAATATGTAAAAAAGATATATCATCATACTGATCCATATATTCTTTACATGCTGATAGAATATCATCTTTAAATGTAAAATCTTTTCTTACATTTTTTTCTGCATGTTTAAAATATTTTTCTGTCTGATAGTATCCATTAATGTTTACATTATCAGGACAAGTATTAAAAAGATTTTCATCAAACTCATATCCAGATTCTGATACTGTGTCACCATTAACTAATCCTGTCTTAATACCCTCCATTTTAAATGCTAAAAATAAAGCATAATCTGCATAGGTAGGATGATCCTCTGGTGGTATACAAAAATCATAACCATGTTTATCGGCAATACCTCTCAAAGAGGCGTACTGAAACATTTGATTACCTAATCTTCCGTTAGTTCCTAAAGTATTAGATCCAATCATAATTTAATTTCAAAAACTTCTTCATCTGGTTTTTCAAAAAGAATTCGTGAGTCACATTGATTTTGAATTGATGAATCTGCACAGTAAACTGTATATCCTTCATTTAAAAGATCTAAACATAGACGATATTGTTGACTCTCTGTAAGAATATCAGTATTAGGTTTGTATGATAGATAATTAAAAAAGAAAGGTATTTTCTTTTTATTTTTAAAAAGAAAATGTTCTTTTAAAAACACTGCATGATCTTCATTAAAGGCATCAGTTATACTACCAAGATTATGATCTATACCGACCTTACTTGCATATGATGCGAATGCACGATTGTCTCTTGGAAAACAAGGACCACCAAACCCAAAACCATATTTTAAATATTTTTTACCTATTCGATTATCTGAACCAATAGATTTTAATACATTATCAATCTCATCTTCCATACCAGATAGTGTAAGAACTTGCCCTAGCATATTTGCATAACTTATCTTTGTAGTAAGATAACAGTTAACAGCAATTTTTGTTATCTCTGCTGCTTTAGTGCTCATAAAATAAACAGATGGACTAATGAAACCCATTTGTATCTTTTCATATATCTGTTCTAACTCTGATTTATGATTACCGTTTCCACCAATTATAACCATATTAGAATTTTGCAAATCTGTTATTATAGATCCTTGTGCAATAAACTCTGGGTTATAGAATACATCTATACCTGTATTTTTAAGTGCATTTTGAAAATCATTACAATCACCAGGATTTGTAGTGCAACCAACTATAAGTGATTTTTCATCTAATAATATAGGAACATTTTTAAAATCATCTATAACTTTCCATACAGCACTAACATCATAACTACCATCTTCTAAAGAAGGTGTTGCAACAAGAGTAAATATAATATCACACTCTGCGATGACTCTGATATTATCAGTAGTAAACTCTATATTATTTGCATTAGAAAGATACTGTTGAACTTCTGGTTCAGCAGTATCAATAATACCTTTCTGTAAATTTCTTACGTAATCTTCCCGATTATCAGAAGCAAGAACATTATATCCTGCTTTTTCAATCAACAAAGCAAGGCAGATTCCTAATCTACCTGCTCCAATTAATCCAATTTTCATAATTTAAATGTAGGTATTGGCTCCATTTTGTGTTTGTTTAATGTATTGAATTTATTTAAAACCTCAACACCAGGTCCTGTGCCTGTTTCCATTGCTTCTTCTAACTCTGGATATGATGCACCAAGTTGTGTTTCATCAGTTCTTGAGTCGTCCCAAAGTCCATCAGTTGGTTGTGCATCAACAATACGTTGATCTACCTCAAGGTATTCACCTAATTCCCAGACTTCCGATTTATAAAGGTCAGCAATAGGGGCGATATCAACACCACCGTCACCATACTTAGTATAAAAACCGACTCCATAATCCTCCACTTTGTTACCTGTACCAACTACAATTCCACCAACTGAACCTGCGATCTGATACAGTGTTACCATACGAATACGTGATTTTGTATTCGCATTTGCATGTGGACTTGCAGTGAATTCTTTTTTATGATATTGCTGTGCTTCAGACCACCATTCAACTGACTTTAAGAAACCTTCATATACACTCGAAAGTTCTATTTCAATTCTTCTAACATTATCATACTTTTCTGCTAATGTTTTTGAATGAACATCAGAGAGTTTTGAGTTTTGAAATTTAGAATCAAGAGGCATACACACAACATAGGTGGGTAGTCCTGTTCTTGCACATAAAGAAGATACTACAGCAGAATCAATTCCACCTGATACTCCTATTACAAATGCATCAATACTATGTTCATAGTAGTAATCTTTTAACCATCTAACAATCTTTTCTGTTAGATCTTCATAACTATCAATTCGTATCATTTTTATCCAGAGGCTAATAATTCAAGTTCTTCTTCTGATTGTAGCACATTTTCTTCTGTTGTGCTATATAATTGCAAACATATCCAATTATATGTTTTGCGTATTCCTTCTTCTAATGATTGAGAATAATCCCAACCAAGTTTTTCTCTCACAAGATCATTGTTAGAGTTACGTCCACGAACACCAAGAGGTGCATCGAGTATGTGTTGCTTTTCAACTTTCTTGTTTGCAACTTTTGCTGCTGTTTCAACCAACTGATTAATAGTAACCATCTCTTCAGAACCTATATTCACAGGTCCCATAAAGTCTGATTGCATTAGTCTCCAAGTTGCTTCGATGCATTCATCAATGAACAGGAAGGAACGAGTTTGTAAGCCATCTCCCCACACCTCGATGGTTCCACCTTGCGGCGAGAGTTGAGCCACTTTGCGACAGATTGCTGCTGGAGCTTTTTCTCTGCCTCCATCCCATGTTCCTTCTGGACCGAAGATATTATGGTAACGAGCAACACAAACAGGTATATCATAGTTACGATTATAAGTGAGATATAATCTTTCCGAGAAGAGTTTTTCCCATCCATATTCGGAGTCAGGGTTAGCAGGGTAAGCGGATTCTTCACGACAATCTGGATTGTTAGGGTCTAGTTGGTTGTGTTCTGGGTACATACACGCAGAACTACTATAGAATATTTTTGTATGATTTGTTTTTTTATCTTTATTCCATTTCTTTTGTTCTTCTAACAGATTCAAATTAATTGAAGCAGAGTTATGCATGATGTCTGCATCATTTTCTCCTGTAAATATAAATCCTGCACCACCCATATCAGCAGCAAACTGATATATCTCATCAAATGGTTCTAAGAACTTATCTACAATCTGTGAATAAAAGTTACCAGTATATCCTCCGAAACGAATGACTCTACGGACAACTTCTACATCTCTAAGATCCATACAAACAAATTCGTTTGCTTCTGTCTTAGAAAACTCAGGGTATTTAAGGTCTACACCTCTTACCCAATATCCTTCTTTACGCAGTCTCTTTACCATATGACTGCCAATAAATCCACCTGCACCAAGAACAAGTGCGGTTTTTTTGTACTCTCTCATATCCTATAGGAATAGTCGATCAATATATTTAGTATAAGAAAATTAAGCTTGTTTGTCAACTCTACCATAATCATCTTGTAGTCTTACAATATCTTCCTCATCACACTTCCCTCTCTGCACTTCTACAAAAGTTACACCATCTGGACTTGCTTCCATTCGATGCACTGCTTTTTTTGCAATAAACATATCATCACCATCATTCATAATAAAAACGTTTTTATTTACGATCGCTTTACCAGAACCTTCCACCACTGTCCAATGTTCATCACGATGGTGATGGTATTGAAGTGATAATTTTGTGTTTGGATTTAAATGTATCTTCTTAACCTTGTAGTTAATCCCTTCATCAAGAGTGATGTACCAACCCCAAGGTCTAAATTCAAACTTTCTCATTATAAAAGATTATAATTAATGTCCGTAGTAAGATGTGTTATCTTCCAACCACTTTGTAATTTTTGCAACCTTATCTTCAAGTGTTGCATCAGAAGTACCTTCACTATGATCATGTACAACTGCTTCAAGTGCTTGAAGTCTTGCTTCTACTTCAACATCATACTTAGACATTGATGCTCCACTTGCAGACTTACCTGCTGTTCCTGTGCTTTTATATGCCATGTTTATTAATAAACTCTGATTTATTTATCACACACATAACAAGGCACTCCTGCAGGATCTAACCATTTTGTATACTCAAAGTCATCTATAGCAGTTTGAAACTGCATATAGTTGTCACAGAGATACATGTCTTTATATCCATTGTGATTATTCCACTTTTGAATACGATAGTCTGGTTGACCATTCTCTAGTGGATTAGGCATTTTTACATACCTGTATGGTTCATTCTGTACTAGTACTTCAATCATTGGTTTAAGTCCTCTATAATACATTCTATCACAGCATTATAGTCTGCGTCAGGGTCTTCACCCTTTAAATCAATATATTGTAATCCTTCGTAATATCTTTTTACTTTCTTAAATAACTTTGGATATTTAACATCCAAGAATATTTCTTTGTTTGCTGCTGCACGGAGAGTGCTTATGTCTTTTTTAAATTTAGAGGTGAGTGTCATTACTCTATATCGGTTTACCTCTGTATTATAAGTTTTTATCGTTTTTCTGTCAAGCTCTTACTACAATATCCCCATCATCGTCATCATCATCTTCTTCTTCTGGATTGAAAACTAATAACTCTTCACCATACTGTATACCCTCCATTTCTGGGTGTGGTGCTGGAATTTTATATGCCTTCATTGCATCACCATAAGAATTAACTGGTGTCTTATTAAATTCTGATAATGTAGATCCCATCATTCTCCACATAAAAGCAAAGGTTGCTCCGAATAATGCAACGAAGCATGCCAAATATATTAAAACTGTAACGTCATTCATTATCGATGGAATAATTTTTGTATAGGAACTTGTTTGATTTTATCAATCACATCGACTTCAACACGATCAACAATCCTTTCTAATATATTAACATCTAAATCCATAAATGGTGGAATAATACCCAACACTCTTAACAAACCGTCAACAAATAATGCGAGTGTAGTGAATCCGAGAATCATACTTAGGACAGTTGCATCACGATTATGCTTTGCCATTGATGCTTCATCAATCTTGACTGCTTCGTCAACTGCTTCTTTAACTGCAGCAGCAATTAGCACATCTACTTCATCTTTCGAGTAAGTATACTTGCGAATTTTTTCCTCAGTGACAGATCTTTCTACAGGAACATCAGTCAAAGGAAACTCAGTAATTAATTGCCTTATCATGGTGGATTTCTTTTTATTATCTAGTATATCATTTTTCATAAGAATGTCCAGTTGGTCGTTTTGCTTGCTTTTCCTCACGTAAACGGTCTAATTCTTGTATCCGTTTTAACATTTCTTGTTTCTTTTCAATATCATCTATCTTCTTTTGCACATCTTTAAGTTCTTTTTGGATATCGTCCATCTTGGTGTAAAAACTCTTCCCCTATTATCTCCTTGCTAAAATACCACGCAAGTTCTGATGTAGGTAATTATATTTAGGAAGTTTTTATCTTAATGTAATAAACAACCACCCCATCCTAAATGAGTTCCGTAGGGTGTAAACGCACCATCTGTATAACAATCTACATAATCATTTGCTGATAAAGATAAAAAATGAGAACCCGCTGGATTCACTACACCACTAATTTGACCAGTGTTAAAACCATTAATATATGGGGTTGAAAAATCTCCACCGTTAACTCGTAAGGATACTCTATGAGTACTATGACTTATTACAAACCAACCAACATAAAATAAATAAATGCCAGCCACAGGTGCAGTAAATCGGTAGTTACTATTATTATAATGACTTCCTACATTGTTTATAACAGTACCAAAAGGAATTACTCCTTGGTTAATAGTTATAGCACCATTAGTAGAATGACGAGCCTGAAACATTGGAGTATTTGGTTTTGTTACATGTCCATTTTCACTTATTCTCATTCTTACTGTAGAACCACATCCAATTAATAAATCACCAGCCGCTCTTGCAGTTAAAACTGTGTCATTTGCTGTTGAACCATTTACGAAATTATTACTACCTGATGCAATCCCAAAAAATGCTCTTGTAGTGGCACCATCACTTGCATCATTATTTAATCTTATTTGTGGAGTTGATGCGTTTAAAACTTTTAAAAATCCAGAAGAACTCGCAGCTGCTGATGGATCAACACTTATTCCTGATAATTGTGAACCATCACCTCTATAACTTGTTGCAGTTACAATACCTGCAACATTAATACCACCAGAATTTATTGTTACACCTATACCACTACTAGCAGCATTAACATTAATACTGCTTCTTGCTGTAATTATACCAATCGAATCTACATTTGTTACGTCTTCATATGTTAATGTGCCACCAATACTAAGATTTCCTCCGACTGTTGCATTACCAGTCACGGAGAGAGAACCAAGTGTGGAACTTGATACTGTTGCAGTAACTATACCAGTAACAGTTAAACCATCAGGAAAATTAGGCGCACCATTTGCATTCTGGTTCGTTATTGTATTTGCTCTAATTCTCGACATTTTTTATATTTTTAATTATTTATGTGTCTCCTACAGTTCTGCAGAAAATGCCATATATGAGGCATCATTTCTACCATCTATGTATCCAGTTGCACCATTAGTGAGACTGACTCTAGGTGTTGCGTATATACGAGTTGACCGAGTAGTAGGTGAAGCTAAAGCCCAAGCACCATCTATGTATTTGTCACCTCCGTGAACACCACCTCCTATTCTCCAATATCCAATACCACCAACAACACCAGAATTAGCATCTATTGAGGGATTAGCTCTCATTGTAACAGGAAAGAAAATATGACCAGTAACCTCGGTTGTGCCAGATGCAAATCCAAGACATAACACTCTGTAATTACCTTCAGTACCAGTCTTACTAGTGTTATGATGCATATAATAATAGCGTTGGCAACGTGCAAGTTCATCTCCAAAACTGCGGTGCTCGAACGGGGTCGCTACAGGACCAACTTCTAATTGAACTCCTGTTAAATACCACTCGTTTGAAGTTGAATCTAATAAATTTACTCCTTGTCCAGCAAATTGATCTGCTGCGGCTTGGGCAGTCCAACTACTTCTTAATGAACCACTTGTTTTATCTGTACCAGAAGCAAGACCCCATGCAATAATAAAACCATCTCCATTGTCATCATTGATAACTCCAGAAGTATCCCCAGCAATCGAAAATGTTTTTCTTTCCCAAGTATCAGCAGAATTTATTGTATATTGCAAAGTTACTTGTTTAAAACTGTTATCACTTTGTTGAATCCAAAGACCATAATTACCAGTTTTATTTGATCTAACGTAGAAAGATAAAACAATATTTTTGGCTGCACTTGTTCCAAATGCTAAATCTTGTAAATCTTGTGCTTCAATTTTATGCTTAATTTGTGCATATTGAGCAGCAGCTAAACTTGTATCAGCAGTTGTTACATCTACTTTTAAACTTTTAGCAAAACCATCAGGGGAAGTTGTAGATGGTGTAATTGTAAAAGCACCATCACTACTTTGTTGTCTTTCAAACCGATCTAAAGTATATCCATCAGAAGTAAAACTGCTTCCCCTTTGGCTAACAGTCATGGCTCCGTTGATGACTTTGTTGCGATGAGAGAGTTGTCCTGTTGTTGGTACAAATGCAGTTGCTGTTATAATACCAGATGTGTTTGCACTTCCATCAGTTCCTAATCCAGCACCAGTCATTTGTGATGCGTCACCACGGAAACTTGTTGCTGTTATAATACCACTCGCATTACCTAATTTAATATTACTCCCTACGTTTAAATCATTACCTACAACATTTACACCTGCTCTTGCTGTGACAACACCGATTGAATCTACGTTTGTTACATCTTCATATGTTAATACACCAGTAAATGTAGCAGAAGTTCCAACCAACCCATTCGGAAAATTAACTGCTCCGTTTGCACCTGCATTTGTGATTGTACCTGCACGAATACGACCACCAGTTGCAGCACTTGCAGTTGAAGTGCTTGTGCGAATACCTAAAACGTCAGGTATGAAAGTATCTCCGTCCGACACAATAAAATCTGCGTCATCTGTTACAACTAAATCTTGATAGTGTGTATATGATGCAACTGCCGAACTTGGGTGATTAACAGTAACAGTTGATCCAATACTTAATTCTTGGTTGACATAGTAAACTTTATTTAAATCACTTGTATCATCATCACTTAATGGTGTTCCAATACCTGAACTTGATACTCCTTCTAAACCTGAACCATCTCCAAAGAATGCAGACGCAGTTATGATTCCTGTGAATGTTGCATCACCATGTTTTCTGATTGTGACACCGATACCAGTATTACTTCCAATATCAATACCAGTTGAATGCAGCAAAGAATCACCAATCAGTATTGAATTACCTGGTGAAGTTCCTATTCCTGCTGGTGCGACTTTAGTGAATGACATTAATAAGCTCTCGATTGTCCACCAAATGGTGAGGTTTGTGATGTATTTGCCCACGCCCAGTAAACATAAGTATCACCACTATCATTCCAATTTTGATTACTTGTTTTTAATTTAAATCCATTTGAAAAAAAATCTGAGGCAGTTTCTATTGCTGAAGCTTCTGATCCATTAGGATAAAGATTATCGTTTATTGGATTATCTGGATTTCTTTTATAATCATGAATCCACCAATCTTCAGTTGTATCAATGCGTTTAATAATTATCATCGCAGGTCTAAACCCAGTGTAAACAACAGGTCCATCACTACTACCATTACCTGTGTAGGATCCCATCTTAGAAAATCCTGGTACAGAGTAGAAGCAATAAGCTATGATTTTATTACCAGTATTATACCAGTTACCACCACCTCTTGTTCTAAACACAGTAGAACTAGGAACAGTATCATCTAGATATGGGTAATCTTGTCTAGCAGAAGTACTGTTAAATATCAAACGATATTGCTCTGGATTCGTACCATTTTTGTGGTGATAAATATCCCAATTATTCGCATGATCTCGATTTTTCATCCAAATAGTTTCTGGTGCTTTACTCAATCCGTGTCCTATACTAAATCCTGATCCAGCAGGAACAGTAAAACTTACAATTGAAAATCCAGCTTCTTCATTTACAGATACTGTAGAAGTTACATCTCCATCAGTATTTGAGACTGCTGCACCACCTGCTTTCCAACACCAAGCAACGAAAGTTCTACCACTTCCGTTAACTCTATAATTATTACCTAAAGTAAAACCGTTACTATTAAGTGATGTAAGTCTATCAGTATCAGTTTGTTCAACACCATCTGTATTAGAAAATATTGTTTCTCCTGCTCCTCTTATAGAATCATAAAGATGATGATTATCGCCAGCATGACTTTTCACTTTTAACCAAACAAAATCTGGTTCAAACTCTAAACCAGTTATTGATTGAGTTCCACCATTACCTGTATAAAGTAAGGTTTCAAAATGTTTCTTTGGTTTAATAGATGTTGAATCAATTGCATTTGTTGATAGTAGTTTATATCCTGCAGGTACTGTATTATTGAAAGGTTTTTGTCCAAAATTAATTGTGAAGTTTTGAGCAGCACTACTTGTTGCATTTGAAAATCTTGGTACTAATCCACCATAAGTCGATACTCCTGTCAATAAATCATTATGAACATATCCTGCTCCAGTCACAGGATTACCAGAAAACCAATAAGTACCGTTTCTACCAATAAACCATGTACCATGATCTAAATCAACAGCAACATTAATATAATCACCAGTTGTAAAACGAACTTCAGTTGCTGCATTACCAGGTAGTTTTTCACCATCTTGACCTCTTACAGCTCGAACGAAACTATCCCCACTAGCCATATCACCTAAACCTACATATAGAAAAGCACCATTACCACCAGCTTGATCATAGTAAACTTCAAAATACCATTTTCCAGATTTCATTGGTATATTACCATATGCTTTTCCAGTTGCATTTGATGCTGGAATATTTGCATTTCTAAGACCATGACCAAAAGTAGTATTACCTGAATTTTGATGCATTTCCAGAAATGTAGCATAATTTGCAGAAATGGGTGAAGTAGCTGGATATGCAAAACCTGAACAAGAATCTTTGACGTTGATCATACCAGATTGCAGATTAGCAGGTGTAAAATTATTACCACTACCAGAATGATCTCTTCCAATCGTTGTTGCTGTTAATCCAGAGGTATCTGAAAAATTAATGTGATGACCCTCTTGACCAAAAGGATGTGTATTATCTCTCAACCGTACTCCATCAACTACAAAAGTATTGAAGTATATACCTGCACCTCCTAATCCATTATTTGTATTATAACTTGTTCCAGCAAATTGAATCTCATTTATTTTTCCATGAGTTCCACATTCAATCCAACCGTGAGAAGAAGGAGTGTCAGCTGCTTTTTGTCCATTTACGTAAATATCATACAAACCACTACTACTATATCCATATATTCTAAGAGAACCACTTAAATTATATGTTGAAGTATTCCAAGTTAGTATTTGTCCTCCAGCAGCATTATTTGCATAATCGCTATTAAGATTACCAGTTGGAGCATCATATGCTCTTGTCACAGGTGCAGATCCAAATCCATTTCCCGATGCAGTCCAAGTACTACTAAAAAATCTACCCTTTTTATTAGGAATATTAGATTTTACTGGATCAAACCTTTTAGGTTTCCAGTGTCCTGTTAAATCATCAGTAAATGCAAAGTCAGTTGGTTCTAATTCAGCACCATCAACCAGTATACACTCTGCAAAACCACCATCCCAGTTTTGTGAACTAACATTTCCTAAACCACCTATTGCGTGAGTATAACCATTACCACATATGGAGTTTTCATGGTTTTGAGATGGATGAATCACTGTACCAAAATCAGAGTGTGGGATTCGTTGACCATTTAGATAAATCTTAACTCTTTCTGTATCAGTAGAAAGAGTTGAATTAAAAGCAAGTACAAAATGATACCAACCATTTGAATCTCTATATTCCCCATCAGAATTCTGATATCTCCAAGAACCACTTCCCCAGTTTCCACTATAATAATAACAGTTTAATTTATTATTATTTTCAAATCTAAAATCATTATATGGAGTGCTTGATGCATTTCTTGCTGAAAAAAAATGTCTCTCACTATCATTAACAGTTTTTTTCAACCACATACTGACGGTATGTATTCTTCTACATCCATCTACTCCAACGGTTCCTGTTCTATGAAATCTTACAGCATCACCATCATTTAATGAAACACTTTTTTCTATTGTTGCTCCACCAACAGATTTATCAGATGTAATGATACTTGGTACAAACGGTCTTCCCATTACTTATCCTCAACTAAAGTTTACTGACACACCTGTAAGGAGTGATGTTCCTGCTGCTCCTGCTTTATGCACCGTAAACGATAATATACTTATTGCTCCACTTGCTGTTGGTAATGCTGGTGTACCACCCGATGGGAATAAGAATGCTGTGCTAAATCCAACTGTTGACACACCCACATTTTCAATTCTGACTGTATGACTATCTGCCTCTGTTCCACCTGTTACATCAATTGTAACTACACCTGATGCTAAAACTTTATGATCATCTTTTGATAAATTTAATACAACTGTATTTCCATCTGTAACCGTAGATGCTTCTGTTGCAATACCTACTGAAATACCTGTAAGTTGTGAACCATCACCATGAAATGCGGTTGCAGTTGCAATACCAGTAACACGTAATCCATCTCTTGCGGTTATGACACCTATCGAATCAACGTTCGTTACGTCTTCGTATGTTAATACTCCTGCAACACCTAAAGCACCACTTACACTTACATCACCAGTAATATTTACACCACCTGAAACTGCCTGTGCTTTTGTTGCATTACCAAATTTTAATGTAGCTGCATCAATACCAGTTAAAGCAGTACCACTTCCTACGAAACTTGTCGCAGTACAAACTCCTGTTACTATAAAACCATTAGTCGCAGTAGGAGCACCGTTTGCGGTTTTATTTGTTATTTGATTTGCCCTTAATCTTGACATGGTTTATATTTTTAGTTATTTATGAGACAAACAAGTCGAGGACATCAGGAACTAAGTCACCTGATTCGATTGTTAGATCAACACTTTCTTCGATTCTTAATTCTGAATAGTTTGTATAAACAGCAACAGCAGTTGATGGTGGATCAACAATCGTATTACTATCAATACTCAAAATACTATTTACATAGTATAATTTATTTAATGGATTTGTAGATACATTACTTAATGCAGTTCCTAAACCAGATACACCTGCTAGTTGTGAACCATCACCAACAAATTTAGTTGCAGTAACAATTCCTGATAGGTTTAGATTCCCATCAGCATTTGCAATTATCTTATCGGTTGCTCTTGTTAGTGCCATTTAGTTATTTATGATGGTTTTGTTGGCCAAGTTACTTTATGTGGATCAGCAGTGTTAGATGGTAAATCTCTCAACTGCTGTCGATATGTCTTCATCGCATCGGTCAAGGTATTATCAGCAAGTGCATAATGATCTGTTTCAGCTAAAAGAACATTCCTTGTTGCCCTTAAAGAAGAAAGTGCCTCTACATCAGTCGCTGGAGAATCAGGTATCTCTGATTCTGTTGTTTCTCCTGTTTGTACGTTGTAAGTAATGTTTTTCATTTTAATCTTGATAATAACTTAATGCCACAGAACCAGCATCAAATGAACCTGTATTTAAAAAGAGTTGAGCTTGAGTAATACTTGCACCCAAATCTATGAAAGATGAAGTACGAAAATCTGTTGCGTTGCTTGTTCCTCTATTCATAACACAATTCATATACCATTTATTAGTGTTAGGTGCTTTCCAACAGGTCATAAAACCAGTAAAAGCATTAGCTGCTCTACCATAATTTTCTCTTATTAATATTGCTCTACTAGTCCATGCACTAACATAGTGATAACTTGTTTCAAGATATCCAGTGACAGTTACATAATTATCAGTTTTCAAACCTCCACTTGTACCTAGTCTTATGGCAGGATAACTTTCACTTCCAGATGCTCCTGTATCACTAGACAGACCTCCAAAATAAAAAATAAGTTGAGAAGTATCAGTGGGTATACTTGAAAATGTGTAACTACCACCACTCAATGAAAGATAATTAACGTGAGTCCACCCTCCTATACCAGTTAAGTTTGCACCACTAATTGCTGGTAAAGTTCCAGTAATATTTGCAGCAGGTACGTTTGTTAAATTTGCAGCACTAATTGCTGGTAATGCACCTGATAATTTTGATGCAGTAAGTGCTGATATTCTTGCATCAGCAACTGTACCAGTCAAATTACCAGCAGGTATACTGGTTAAGTTTGCACCATCACCATGATGTATTCCCGTTACATTGGTTGCAGTAACATCACCAGATATGGTAACTGTATTAATACCAGCATCTGCTTCAATATTATTAACAACTATCTTACTTGTCATACCACCCTCCAGTTACCCTGAACTGTGACAGAATATCCTGCACCCACTTTGACAGTGCCAACAGTGAGTCCGTTTGTTCCTGATGGGATAGTAACATTTTCATTAATTTCTGTGCTGTTTGCTTTGATAATTCCAAAACGATCTAACCATTGCTTCTTACCATTTGCAGTGACTGTATCGTGGAAAGTGACAGAAGTAACTCCTGTCTGTGAACGTATTGTATTGACAACTATTTTTGTCATACGATTGCCCACTCACCATTAACTGTAATCGTATGTCCATCTGCAATCGTTACTGGTCCTGATGAAAGACCATTCGTTCCAGAAGGTATTGTAATACTTTCAGCAATCGTATCACGATTTGCTTTGATTACACCATATGTATCCAACCACTGATTATCACCATTTGCTGTAATGGTTTCTTTAAACTCCGTTGAAGTGGAGTGAGAATCAATGATGTTGGCTCTAAGTGTTGACATAGTTCTATTTATAGTTCTGCACTAAAAGATGCAGTAGCATTATTAGAACCACTATCTCCAAGTTCACCAACAAGTCCACTTGCTGACCCCGAAACTGTGCCTCTTAGATAAGGAGTTAAAGTGTGTGATCTATGAACTACTAAATTACTTAAATTTGTAACATTTTGTGGGTTATAACCAACAAATCTAAATTGACCTGAATATGCAAAAGAAGGACTTGCTCTCATAACTACTGGTAAATTAAATACAGTTTCTACTTGTGTTGAAGAACCAGCATAAGCAAGACACATATTAGAGTAAGCTTGACTTGAAACCCATTTATAAAAATATCTCTGGCAACGTGCAAGCTCATCTGCATAGCTGCGGTGCTCGAACGGGGTCGATACAGGACCAACTTCTAATTGAACTCCTGTTAGTTCAAATGTTGCATCATTTGTTGTGTACCATGTTGTGGTTTGATCTTTTCCACCAAAAATACTACCACTATACGCTTGCCATTGATCATTATTGGCACTAGAAGATGTGTAATCAGTTCCGCAGTATAGATTGAAATTAACGTGCATACCATCAGTATCATCATTATCAAATACTATATTACTGTTGCCTGGAATTGTTTTTGTAATTTTTGTCCAAGTATTTGCTGATAGGGTCATTTCCATCGGATACAACTGAACTGGGTTTCCCATTGTTCTCAAATGAAAATGATAGTCTTGAGCGACACTCGCTCTAACCCAAAAAGATAATGTTATGAAACTAGATGATGAGGTATAATTCCAACCACTATTTGCAATATTCTGATCCTCAATATGATGTCTTATGTAAACAAGATTATTCGCATCAGCACCACCTGTTTGGTTTCCATTTGTTACTTTAAATGATTTTCTAAAACCGAAAGAAAATGGTGTATCACTACTTGATAAAGATGATTGAGCTTGAGTGTTATTCTCCTCAGTTCCACCAAATTGATTTCTCCACCTATCAACAGTTTGATAACCAACCGTTGTGGATGACGTACCACGTTGGGCCACGTTCATCGCTCCGTTGATTATAAGGTTGCGATGAGAAAGTTGTCCTACTGTTGGTACAAAAGAAGTCGCAGTAACAATACCAGTAGTATTAATTGAAGGGTTGCCACTTAAACCTGATGCAGTGTCAGAATTACCAGTGACATTACCAGTGACATTACCAGTGACAGCACCCACAAAACTCGGAGCAGTGACCGAACTTGTGACACTCGCAATTCCAGCAATGGTTATTGTAGAACCACCACCGACTGGATTAATTTTATTGACGTTCAGTATACTCATTCTTTTTGACTATTTATGCTCCTACTCTAAACATAGAGAATGTTGATTGAGTTTGCATAGTGGCGTTACCTCCAGCATTATGATTTGCTCGCATATCAACATAATCACTACTTCCATTAAATGTCATCATTGCTTGTATATTTAAAGAATCATAATGCCCACCACTATAATTTACAATACCTTGTGTATATGCGTACGAACTACCATTTCTGTAAAGATATAGAGTTGGTGTATAGGTACCACCACTACCATGAGTGTAATGTAACATACCTTGAACTAAATATACACCTGCAACTGTTGGAGTAAATCTTTCACTTCCTCCTCTAGTTATTGTTACTCCCGAAGATTTATCATTGGTTGTGCTATTATTAAATTCCAATAAAGTAGTTGAACTTGTAAAATATTGACTATCCATAAACACAAATGCGTGAGCAAGAGTCGGATTTGATGCTGATGCCCACTGAACTGCTGAACCAGAACCTTGACTTGTTAATACTTGACCTGATGTTCCATAGTTTGCACCACCAATTCCTATTTCACCATTACCTCCGATGCGAAGTCTCTCTGAATTATCGGTTCCAAATTTTACATTTCCATCTTCTCTAAGCCATACTAATCCATCTTCATTAGAATCCATACCAATTCTAAAACCATCAGATGTTGAAGTTCCTGATGTGCTGTTTGTAAATTGAGTATAAACTGCACTCGAATCAGATTTATTTAATTGGAGTAAATATTCTCCTGTACCAGTTATGGTGGTAACACCAGTAACACGAAGTCCATCCCTTGCTGTTATAACACCTACTGAATCTATATTTGTTACGTCTTCATATGTCAACACACCAGCTATCCCCAGATTACCAGGTATGGTAACATCACCAGTTGCTGTTCCGATTGAAACACTACCACCAGTTGCTGGAACTATACTATCTACTCGAAGATTACTAGCCATTAATATACTTTTTTATTATTTATACTACCTGACCTCAAAGTCCAATTTACGAACTCTGCGTTGGTTTCTTTTCTCTTGCCATTCTAATTCATCTCCAGTAAAGAGACTCTTTGATTTAGGATTTGAATAGTTACTCAACATAATAACCTTATCCATATTCTTTGCGGATATACGATCATTATAAACTGTTGTCATGTTTGAGCAACCACAACATACTGATTTGCCAGATACCCCTATTACCTCCTTTCCACAGGAGCGGCATCTTATTCTAATTGGTTCCATTACAATTTTATTTGTCTACAAGCTATTGCGCCTTTATCATACAATCTACAATTAAATGCTTTATCCTTGCTCAACAAAACAATGATAGCAGTCAGTTGAACCATAATGGCAACTGGGACTACTATCTTTAATAATAATTTTGCTTTGCGATTCATTTAATTGTTATGATATCACAACTATATATCACCAATCATCTTCCATTTCTATTTGCTGTACAGGACAAGGTGGTGCTGTTCTGTGATAGTTAACGTGTAGCAACTCTATAAACACAAGAGCACAAACCAATATCATATTGATCTGAAACAACGGATGCTTGAGTAAATTCATTATATAAAAAAGACCCCTACTATGTAGAGGTCTTTGTAAAGTCGTTACTTTAACTTAGAAAACGAACTTAACACCTGCTTTAGCAGAGAAGTCAATATCGTCACTAGGAGTTGTTACACCAGAGATTTCTCCGTAGAACTTATCATAAGAACCACCAAGGTATCCAATGAATTCTACATCACCGAACTCATCAGAAGATTCTGTATGAGTAACTGTAGGACCACCAGAAACGTACCAACCGATTCCTCCTTCTGTTGCTCCTTCATATCCAACTACTGCTTCTAGTCCACCAGATGTGTAGGTGCCATCAGGGTATGAACCAGTTGCTTCCAAATTAACGTATGGACCAGCAAATGCTGCACCTGCGAATAGGAATGGAGATGCTGCTACTGCAGCGATTGTTGATTTAATCATTTTTTTAAAAGTATCTCGCTAGGCATTAAAAAACCTGCGGATGGAAAATCTTTCGACAAGATTTTTACATTCTACGCAGGGTTACGATCTTTCGAGTCCTTCGTTATGTAATGGTATTTAGTGTACCATAGGATCAAAATTGTGTCAAGCTATACATTTTGTGTTGATTTCCAATCATTTTCAAAGAGTTCTAACCCTTTATCAGTAAGAATATGATTATACATCTTGTTGAATACTGATGGAGGAATCGTACAAATATTCGCACCATATTCAAAAGCACGACCCACATCTCTCACATTACGAATGGATGCAGCAAGTATTTCTGTTCTCTTCCAGTTCTGTTTTGCATAGGTATTTGCAATATCTTTTATCAGACATAGACCACCAAATGAATTGTCATCAACTCTTCCTACAAATGGTGACACATAAGTTGCACCTGCCTTGGCAGAGAGTATTGCTTGTGTAACTGAGAAGATAAGAGTTACATTGACTCTGATTAGTTGTCTTGATAGTTCTCTACAAACTGCAAGACCATCAGGAGTACAAGGAACTTTGATTGTTGCATACTTACCAAACTTTTCTGAGAGTCTTAAACCCTCTTCATACATCTCTTTTCGATTTCCTACAACTTCCATACTGACATCAGTTAATCCCATGTCAATGAGTTCTTGATATACAATTTCTGGATCTCTACCACTCTTCATAATCAGAGTTGGGTTGGTAGTAATCCCATCTATAAGTCCTGTATTATATCCGTCTTGTATCTCAGTTGTGTTTGCGGTATCTAAAAATATTTTCATTTAATTAATAGGTAAAAAAAGAAGACCATCTGCCCGACTCTCATGAGTTGCATCTTAGGTCTTAAAAAGAAGAGGGGAGGTTGGGTTCCTGTGTACCAACAAAGAATGGGCATTACTACAGAGTAAATACATTCTTGCCTGAGACCCGACTGGTAAGTCGATTCTGCTTTCGCAGCAGCACCACCTGTGTCTCATCACCTTAACCAGCGGTTGCCAGTAAGTTTATTCAGTCACTCCCTATGTTGCGTCCAACAAATATACTATAGTGTATGTTGATACAGTTGTCAAGCTTTTAATTTAATGTTATAATATGTAAATATTTGGACGCTAAATAAAGCTATATCAATAGGTACATTTACAGATGAAAAAACTATTACCTATATTATTGTTAGCGGGTTTTAGTTCACCTGCGATGGCAGATCTAACTCATAAATTATCAAGTAGTGTTCAGTTGAGTGTAAACGCAGCTGCAACTCAGGTTGATAGGATTGGATCAACATTTACCATATCAGGTTCAAACATTGATACAACCGATGGTACAACAGCAGGTACAGTATCTGCAGGAACTATCACATCGGGTGTTTATAGTCCAGGTACAATTGCAGCAACTCAAGATACAGCAGGTTCAGCTTTCAGCTTTTCGAGTTCTTATATTCAAGCAGACGCAGTTCCAACATCTGCACCAACTGTAGGTGCTGTCGGTAACTTCTCAAGTCAGGTATCAACTGCTTCTGGTGCAAAAGATACATTAGCTGGTACTATTACAAGTGCTGGTGTTATCACTGTAACAGCAGGTGGCGCAGGTACTGTGGCTACTGGACAGTTTGTAAACGAATTGACAATTAACTAATGACAAATGAGGAGACTACTTGCGATTGTTGTGGGTGTGTCTGCCCTTGCGAGTGCGAGGACTGCGAATGCTGTTCCTGTGGTTCCTAATTTTACTCAGGGCTCGATGACCAGCAACACGGAGACAACATCTACCGTAACTGAAACTATTAATTCAATGAATTATGATACTGGTTATCAATATGTGATAACTGGTACAAATATATCCCACGATGGGACTACTATTTCTGCTCCGAATACAACAGGAAATAGTAATACATTAAATGGAGTGACTTCAACATGGACGAACTTGGATCTAAGCAACAAACCAAACTTTACAATAACAACACCAGGAGAAGCCTTTCAATTTACAGAAAGTTATTCTGGACCAGGTCTTTCAAATCATACAATCATAAATCGCACAACAACTATACAAAGCGTAACAAATACAACAAGCACCTTCTCAAACTGATTTCGATCTGTTTATTAGGAACTGCAACACCTACGTTTGCGAGTGACATAGGTGGTGTTTCTGCAACAGCAAATCCAGTGGCAAACAGTTCTGGAAGCGTCACAAATCAAGCTATACAGGTTTTACAAGGTCCGTATATAACAAATACTTATGGAAATGGCATACAGTGTCAAGGTCCTACCATGAACGTTACACCGTTTCTAACAGGTAATATTGCAGTCAAACGTCCTTATGAAGAATATTGGCAAGATCCTGTATATAATAACGTAGATGCAAATAATGATGATGTGCCAGATAATCCAGGTGAGATATTATATTATAAACCAGTTCGCACAGGTCAGAAAGATAGTAGCACAGTATCATTAGGTGTATCTGCTACTTGGTCGAAACCATTAGATAAGACATTACAAGAACAATGTAAACAGGCAGCAGCAGCAAACATTGCATTGATGGAGCAAGGAGTTGCAAATAAAAGATTAGATTTTGAGATTGCAAGATTAAAGAACTGTGGTGAATTAATGAAAGCTGGTATTATGTTCCATCCAAAGTCACCATATTATAAGGTATGTGCTGATGTGGTATTAGTGAATCCACCAGGTGTTGTTGCAGAGCACAATCATGTAATCGAACAAAAACCACTACCAACTACATTACCAACTGGTGATGCAAGTGATCTAAAATCTATATCTATCGGTAATCCTTAATTACTTTTTCTTCAAAGGTGGTAGACCCTTCTTCGCACGATACTCATTAGCTTTTATTTCTGCACGGGTAGGCACATCAACTTTCTTACCTAATTTTTTTTGTATCGTTTTCCATATCTTTGTAAATATCGGTTTAACCACTCTCAATATTAATGGTGTTGCAGCTGCACCTGCTGTTGCAATCACTGCGACTGCAAGTGTTGTTGTTGCCTGATTTGTAGAGGGAAGAAATTTTTCGACTGCGGTGGTTGGTTCATATAAGGTTACACAGGTTTTACTATCTGCACTCAGTTCGTGACCGACTACTCTTTCATCACCTGATTGTGTAATATCACCAACTCTTAATTGACCAGGACCAGGACAAGCAACTTCTTCTTTACCACCAATATCACCTGTATCAGGGAGTTCTGGTGGTTCTATTTCTGGTGGTGGTGAAACAGGAGGTGGTGGTGTTTCTCTTTGAATTATTAATTGCTCTGGTGTATAATCCATCGCATCATACGTTGGATACTCACCATGTGGACATAAGGTTGTAGAACCTTTTTCATCCTGATTTACAAGATCTTTATCAAAAGGTAATCGTGTAACCTTATCCTGATTGTCCTTGTGCATCTTGACGCAACCAGGTATTTCCACAATTGGAAACCCAAGTTGTAATGTCACAGGTGGATCATTATTAGGAACAAAAGGCACACCATTTAACCATACCTCATTTGTACCAAACTTTGGTATTACAATATTTGGAACATTAATTTGTTTTATTTCCGACATTTACTTTACCTGTCACTGGTGGCATAGTTAGTTGTATTGATTGATAAACTTGTTTTTCTATGACACTTTTGATATACTCTCTGTTCTCATCAATACGTGCTTGTCTAGTTACATTCGCATAGACAGTCATACCAATAAGAAATACAACACCCGCAAAAGATGCTGCTGACATAATATTAAAGATGTTCTTCATTCTGCTTTTGGTTGTGGGTTTCCTTTCTCAGCAGCATATAATGCGAATGACTTTGTAGCAACTAACGATAATATATGTTTGATGTTATTACTATCATTTTCATCAAGTTCTTGAGTCGCAATCGCACCTACAACAATACCTAGTTCAACTATTACAACAAGAAAGATTAGTTTCAATGCCCATTTTCCTGAGTTGAAAAATCTACTGATTTGCGTTCCGATAAATTCTTTCATTTTAACTCTCGTCTAATGTACCTAGTGATCTACGAATCTCACGTAGTTCCTCAAAGTTCTTTTGTTTTGTACCACCATCATACTCCCATGCATACCCTTCGGTGATCATCAATTCGTTGAGTGATATTTCTTCATCACCAACATATAACCAACCAAGCAAACGGCCATACTTACCAACCCCGCCTTTAAGTTCAGTTCGTATAGTAAGTTCGTCATCTCCATCGATTGCTCCTTCTAAATTTTTTTTCATCCACTCAGTAGCATCAAGTCCTAATGCCTTTTCTTCCAAGTCACGGGTGCGTTTCTCAGGTGTATCGACTCCCGCTATACGGACTCTTTCTTTTTTATAAAGATCGAATCCTAAATCGATTGTTACATCAATAGTGTCTCCATCGACTACCTTATTGATTTCCGTTACTCGGAAGTTGTAACAACTCTTCCGACTCGGTGGAACCATTGCTCCCATAGTTAAATTCTGCAAGTGCACTATTTATAGCGTCAGATGGGTCGGTCATCTTTTTCTCTCTTTCACCTGCTTTGATATATTCGATTGCTCTGTATACATGATCCCAATGAGTTTCTTCTATTTCTAATTCAAAGGCATGAGCAGGTGGGTCTGTAACTGGTGCGGTACATCCAACCAGTATAAGTGGTATTGCCAAATATTTAATCATTTGGGTTGTAAAGGTCATATCTCATTATGTAGTATATCACAGATGTGGTTGCTAACACAAGTATAGCAACCATAATATTAATTGACCATACGACTTCCATTATGCAATCATTAACATTGCTTTTCTTAACTCTCTTGAATGATCTAATTCATCCTGTGCAATCTCTGCAATCTTTTTATCTTCTGGATGCCATGCACTATACTTTACATAAGTTTCATATGCATGCTTCTCAATCTTCATGTTGATGTCGTAAGCGTTAACAGGATTGATAAGATAGTACCCAACCATAATCCAATAATAAAGTAAAACAAGATGTTTGGCAAAGAAGCGGTCAACCCAATACTTGTTACCTTCTCTAAGCTCCATTTCTTCCAAGTGTTCCGTTTCATTGAGTGCCTGGTAAAAGTGTTCTTTCATTAAGTATATGTGATCTTCACCACGAAGTCCTAAAGATTCACGAAAATGTAACACACTAATAAAGGAGAAGTAAGGTGCTCTTGCGATTACTTCTAGTACCCAGAATCTTTGAAAATCTCTACCCCTGTAGAGAAAATCTAAGATATAGATTGTGGTATCTAAAACCCATGTATTAAATCTTTTCATATCTTTTTTGTATCTATAAGTATATATACTCAGAGAATTGCTTTCAAGATCCATTCATGTGAAAGAACAGGATCACCTAACAAATCAAGTTGTAGACCATCTGCATCTACGAAGATGTCGTCTTCCGATTCCTTTCGACAATGTTGCCAGTAATATGTTCCATCTTCTCTACAATATAAGTAGCTAGTGTTGTGTGAATCGAGGGTGAACATGGCAATGCATTCTTGTTTGTGTTGCCAACATGGATCGAGTGCTCTCTTTTCATATTCAGTCACGTTGTCTCCAGTCATCTGATCTCCTATCATTACGAAACCAATCTGCAATATCATCTGCTCCACTGAAACCCCTTCTATGTTTCCTTGAATCGGAGTCTCCTATATTCAAGTACTTAAGAAAAGTTGAGTCATCATCCGTTTTTAATCTTCTTGCTGAACCTAACATACCTCTTGCAGATGTATTTGCCTTTGCTAGTTTCTCTGCCCATATCATATCATCTAAACTTACTTCTTGTCCTGCTGCAATTGCTTTGCATATGCCTACTAGTCGTAGACGATATTGTGTTGATAGCATAAAAATTTTGTAATTACTTTTATTTAATCACAAATTTTTTAGGGTTTCAAGTAATGTCATGTTACCGTGATAATATCCTATTATATCAATGATAAGTATACCTAATAACATAATACCCAGTGCTATTAACTCTGGATGAGAATTATCTTCCTTTACATGAGGTGGAAGTATTTCTTTAAATCTATTGGTCATTGCCAATATTCATCTAGTATAGCAAAAGTTTTGTTTAGATATTCATTTGCTCCATTACATTCCCATTCACCCTTCTCTCCGATCTCACACTTATAGTGTAATTCTCTTTTAAGTTTCATAAGTCGGTCTGTCATCGCAACTTTATCTAATCTTCCGTTCATCACTCCTCCTTTTTAATATATTCTAAAGAAAAAGGATGCTCATGTAGATACGGAACATCCTCTCTTGCGTGTCTTACAGCTTCAAATGCATCATTTGCATATTCACCGATTTCGTAATGTTTATTTTGTTGGTCGTGCCAACCTAACATGTAATGGGACATGATCTTTCAACTCCAGTACAATAATATTTATTATAACACTTGAGTAAAATTACGCAATATTATGTCGGTTTACACACTAACAATCTTTGTTAAGATCCTCTGCCATTTGACCACCAATCTCTGCACCTTGATTACCTGAAAACATAGTCACCCAACCAGCAGCAACCCAACCAACAAAGGGAATATTAGACAGAGCAGGAGCAGCACTAGCACCAATACTGGAACCGACGAGTCTTCCTGTTCCTTCTGCACCTCCGATTGCCTTGATGCATGCTTCGGATTTTCCGTTTGCGATTGTTGTTGATGAACTATTGGGTTTTGTGTGAACTGAACCGTCCATCGTGTATTGTTCGATGGTTTTAACTTTGTTATTAGCCAATCCCAGAAACCCACCTTTAGTGTTACTATCCCGTTCCACATGCATCACTAAAGGATCGTTTGCACGATATTTAATTTTATATCCTTCTTTTCCGACTTCTGCTTCGTATGCTGTATAAGGTCCTACTGGCACATTGATACTTGGTAATTTACTCTCACGATTCATAAGAGTTCCAATCATACCAAGATGTGAAAGTCCAACGACTCCACCCAATCCAAGTGCAAATAACCTAGACCATTTCACTTCTTTCTTTTCCATTATGCTTTTTTGTTAGGAGTAGGAGCAAGTACCATTGGTGCTTGTTCAATCCTGATTGTCTGAGCAGGTGCAGTATTTGCTGCCTTTTCAATTAATTTTTCCATATCTGCCTTAGATATTGGAGCAGGTGCTTTTGCACCACCACCATTAGCATTCTTATTCTTTGCTGTTTGGATTCCAAAACTAGCTAGGACTCCTGTGAAGACGCTCGCTATGAAAGTTGGATCTATATTTTTTTGTGGAAAGTTTGGAATTGAAACATAATTTAAAGTTAAGATTCCACCACTCCAAATCAAAATACCCAAGCGTACAAAAGTGGAGAAGATTTCCATCTGCTCCTCTTTGTCCTCTGCAAGTTCCTTTAATTTACCAAACGGACCTACTTTTTTAGGTTCTTCCTTCTTTTTTACTTCTTCAGCCATGACATAAAATTAGACGACTATTTATATATAGCAAATTTAACTTTATGTTAACTATCTTGAATTAAAAACCTAATGGTATAGGTGACATAGGTGCTGATTGTTCTGTTCCTTCAGGTGGTGCCATACTAGGCACTAGACCCTCAAGTGCACCAACACCAGCATCTCCACCACCAAGAATACCACTCATTCCACCTGGCATAACAGATTCCATTATTTTGCCTTTGACGTTTTCGATAATCGCATCCTTGCGAATGAATACGTAACCACCAAGACCAACAACGGTGAGAGATACAACACCACTTGCAATAGCGATTCCATTTACTATTTTCTGTAACATGATTCTAATTAATACAAATTATATATCATACTCGCTTCCTTCTCCGATATATGCCATTGAGATGATATCCTCATCTAAATTTTTATTGTTTGCCATGATCCATTCATCAAATTCTTGACGTATTGAATCACCATTCACAACCTCTTCAAAATTACCACGAGAACAAAGTTCACACATTCGATCAATTGACCAATAGTATGTTTCATTTACTGTCTGTTTCAAAGTTGCCATAATCTTTACGCATATAACGTCCGAGTATGTTGCTATTATAATACATTGGAGTCCCGTCGTCAAGTGCCTCCATTAACACATTATGAAGAAATAGTTGTTTTGTCTCTTCGTAGTTTACTTTTCCAAGGGTTGTGTGGAGACTGAGGATTTCTCTTCGGAAAGAATCCTTGCCATCTCTTCTAATATCTTGCTTAAGATCATCAGAGCTTCCGTAGTACTTCTTCCAGTCTGACTCACTTGTGACTCTTCTCTTTGCTCCTTTGGGTTTTCTTTTCTGCACGAAGTACTTTCTTCCGATGTACGACTTGCCGCTGGTGGTATTTGTGATGCGATAGACGAACCCATAATAGTCCCCGATATCATCAGAGGTAAAAGGATTGCCTTCGTAAATCCAAGGGTTTTCATAATCAACTTGTTTCTCAGTCATTTAATCATAACATCACAATTCTATGTAGTCAATAAAAAAGAGGGTTAAAAACCCTCTTGTGTTATAATTTGAAACCTGAGAACGTATCTTTCTTTACATCTTGTTTGATACCACCGACAATATAAGATTCTACTTCTGTCTCCTGTGGTGCCACTTGCAATCCTTTAGAACTAATCCAATGCTCTGTCCAAGGTAACGGATTGTTTCTTGCAGGTACATCATAGATTGGTTTAAATCCAATTGCTCTGATTCTACGATTTGCTACCCATTCAACATATTGCTGTAGTAGTTTATCATTTAGTCCAATCATTGAACCATCTTTGAACAGATACTCTGCCCATCTCTTCTCTTCGTCAACTGTGTTTTTAAATGCTTGAATCAACCATTGCTCTTCTTCTTTAACAATGTCAATCATCTCTGGATCGTCACCCTTTCTCCAATTATTTAAAATGTTTTGGGTGATGGCGAGGTGTTGGTTTTCATCTCTAGCAATAAGGGATATGATCTTAGCTGACCCTTCCATAAGTTTAAGTTCACCAAAGGCAAAACTACAAGCGAAACTAACATAAAAACGAATACCTTCCAGTATGTTAACATTGGCAACTGCCCTATAAAGTTTTCTTTTTAATTCTTTTCTTTCAAAATCAGAATTGTAACTACCTTTCCAATCTTCTCTCCACCAATTACTTTGATCATACTGATGTGCTGAATTTACAAAAGAATCATATGAACCAGTTACGTTTGCTGCACGTTCAAGTATTCTATCATCTTCAAGTATCGTATCAAATACCTCACTTGGATCTGAATATACATTCTTCATGATATATGTGTATGAACGTGAGTGAATCATTTCCATCATCTGCCATACATTCATACATGCCTCTAACTCAGGTAGAGAACAATATGGTGCAAATGCCATACCAGGTGCACGACCCTGTACAGAGTCAAGCATTACTTGATACTTCAAGTTTGATGTAAAGATATGCTTCTGCTCTGGACGAAGTGATTGATAATCACCACGATCTTTCTGTAGAGATACCTCTTCTGGTCTCCAAAAATATCCTAATTGTGATTTAGTTAAATTCTCAAATGCAGGATACTTATATGAATCGTATCTCTGAACACCTAAAGGTTTTCCAAAAAACATTGGTTGTTTTTTAGTATCAACTTTCTCTGTATTAAATACAGTCATGGAATCAACCACTTTGTATCTCCTTGTAGAATTTGTTTTAAATTGCACAGCTTTCACAAGCTTCTTCCTCCTGATCCGAGCACATAATGTCCTCGATTAACGTGTCTAATTGGGTATTTGGTGTTTCGATATCACTTTCAACCTCATCTGTCTTAACATCGTAGGTGTTCTGATAGTAAGATGTTTTCCAACCGTACTTATATGTAGTTAAAAGATCTTGTGCCATTACACTTGTTGGGACTTCAGAACCTTCAAAGTGTTGTGGATTGTAAGACCAGTTACCAGAAATTGCTTGGTCAAAGAATTTTTGCATTACAGCAACTACATTAATGTATCCACGATTGTTCTCCATATCCCAAAGAAGAGTGTATGAATTCTTTAAAGACCCATACTGCGGAACAATCTGCTTAAGAGGTCCTTTCTTTGATTTTTTAATGGACAAGTATCCTCTAGGAGGTTCGATTCCGTTTGTTGCGTTTGACACAACGGAACTACTCTCCGATGGCATCTGTGCGGACAACGTTGAGTTCCTGACTCCGTGTTCCAAGACAAGTGCTCTAAGAGATTCCCAATCATGTTTTAATTTGTTAGGAACGATCTCATCAACATCTTTTTTATAAGTATCAATTGGCAATATACCGTGAGAATATTTAGTATTTTTAGAATATTCACATGCACCCTTCTCTTTTGCAAGATTTACTGTGGATTTTATTAGATAATATTGAAATGATTCTGTTAAATCATGTACCAATTCCCATGCTTTCGGATCATCATATTTTACACCTTGCTTGGCAAGATAGTGTGCAAGTCCAATGTATCCAACACCAAGTGAACGTCTTGCTCGTGTAGCGATCTCTGCTGCTTTGACGGGGTATCCTTGAAAATCAATGAGTTCATCAAGACTCCTAACACTAAGATCACAAAGAGCTTCAAGATCTTGAACATCCCTAATTTTGCCAATATTAATAGCACTAAGGATACAGAGAGCAATTTCTCCAGTTTCATCATCAATATGTTGTATAGGTTTAGTTGGGAGTGTTATCTCCTGACATAGATTACTCATCTCAACTTTATCAGTAAATGATGAATGAGAATTACAGTGATCTATATTCATTATATACAGTCTACCAGTTTCTGCTCTTTCTTTCAAGAGGTCTAGGATAAGTTCTTGAGCATCTACCTGTGTCTTAGGAATAGAATCATCATTCTCATACTTTACGTATAACTCATCAAAAGACTCTGTACCAAAACTATCGTAAAGCCCTGCCACATCATGAGGAGAAAAAAGAGTAATCTTTTCATTGTCAATAAATCTCTGATAAAATAATGCACTTAATTGAATTGAGTAATCTAACTTTCTTACTCGATTATCTTCTGTTCCTTTATTATTTTTTAATACTAATATATCTTTTATTTCTTGGTGCCAGATTGGAAAGTGGACAGTTGCTGATCCACCTCTGATGCCATTTTGAGTGCAGCATCTGACAGTTGATTCAAACTTTTTGAGAAACGGGACGACACCTGTGTGTTGAACTTCTCCACCCCTGATTTTAGCATTGATCCCCCTGATCCTGCCAGCGTTGATGCCAATACCAGCCCTTTGTGCGACATACTTACCAATGGCCATATCAGAACTAAAAATACTATCCAAGGTGTCGTCGATATCAACCAGAACGCAAGACGCATACTGCCGAAGGGGTGTGCGGACTCCCCCCATGATTGGTGTCGGGATGTTGATTTTGTGCTTTGAGATTGCGTCGTAGTATCGTTTAACATAATCGAGCCTGATTTCTTTTGGATATTTGGAAAATATAGATGCTGCTATCAACAGATACATGAACTGAGGTGTCTCATGAATAGCACCTGTACTTCTGTCCTGTACAAGATATTTATCAGTAACTTGTCTAAGTCCAGCATATGTGAAGTAATAATCCCTGTCATGGTCAATGAAAGATTCAAGTTTGATGAATTCATCATCTGAATATAATTCAGTCAACTCAGGGTCATATACACCCTTCTCAATACACTTTTCAACATGTTCTTTAACTTTTGGTAGTTCAAATAACCTACCAAATAATTGTTTGCGAACAGAGTATAATAATAATCTTGCTGCAACATACTGATAGTTTGGATGATCTAAATCTATAAGATCACTGGCAGAACGTATTAATATTTCTTGTATCTCACCAGTAGATATACCATCATAGAATTGTATTCCTGATTGTATCTCAACTTGACTTGCAGATACTCCTGCAAGACCATTACATGCTTCTTCAACCATTACATGCATCTTCTCAAGATTGAGTGGTTGAATTGTTCCGTTTCTTTTTACAACTTTAGTTCCGTTGCTCATACCTTCTTCCAAGTGTTAAATTTTACTTTTGCTTTTAATCCCGAATATGTATTCGATTCTAGTATTGACATGATATCATGTCCTGCCAGTGCCATGTCGTTGATGTCTTTTTCAACTACTTGCTTTGGCCAGATAATGACTTGCTCTCCTTTATCAATGGTGTTGGATATTCGTTTGACGATTTCTCTGTTACGAGGTTCGTTATCAAAAACCCAAATATAACTGCTCCAACCAAACGTCCCAATATCAAGATCGGAACCGCACATAGCAACCGAGTTTTCCACAAAGGTTGAGTCGAACGGTCCTTCGGTGATGTAGATAGGTTTTGTTTCATCTATTTTATCTAATCCGTATATTTTAGGAGCATCTTCATTAAGCATCACAGTAATATATTTAACAGAATTCGGACCTAGACTTCTGCCTTGAAATCCGATTAAGTTTTTTTCTGTATCATGCAGTGGTATTATAACACGACTTTCATCCCTATGGATAGTGTGAAAGGTCTGTTTGTGTGTATTTGTCCACTTTTGAAACTCCTTTGTGAAGTAAAAATGAGTAGGATCTATTTTTCTCTTTTCAAGATATTTGGTGGCGATAGGAATCTCTGATGCTCTTGGAAGATCTAAACTCTTCTTGAAGACAGGTTTCTTAAAATCAAACTTTGGTTCTTCAAAGATTGATCCTTTGCCAGTATTTCTTGTTTTAAACTTTTCAAATATGTATTGCTTATAAAGCACTGGATCAAGTGACTTTATAAAATTACTTAATGTAGATGAAGCACCACAGTTATGACACTTAAAGTTCATATCTGCTTTGACAGGATACAAGTATCCTCGTGCTTTATTCTTATGTTTTTGAGAGTCACCACAAATCGGGCAACGAAAATTATATAGATCTGCCTTCACTTTTTTAAACTTTTGAAGTCGTGAAGACACCAAGCTTATGTACTTGGAATCAATTATATCCATATGGATATTACTATTTTGTTTGTATTATACCTGATTGTGGTGGTGTTGTCAATGACCCCATAAATCTCTGTCCAATAGGAGACACTACAAAACTAATCACAGTTAATGCACCTGCAATTGTCCACATCTTTTTCTCCATCATACGAAGACGTTGATCAACTAAACGAATATCTCTCTCACATCCTTTCTTAATATCATTGGTCGCACGATCCATATCTTTGTGCAATCCATCTATCTTCTCAAACAAAACTGCATCAATACGGTCTTGCTTATCTAATTTCTCATTATGAACTGCAAGAAGTTCTCCCATCTTCACAGAGTTTTCCTGTAAAGACTGAACTACTTTCTCTAGTCTTTCAAGTATTGCTGCATTTACGTTTGTATTATCTTCCATTTTTCTGCATCCACATTCTACGAGAACCTCTGCCTCCGTAGATATATTTCTTTTTCTTTCTTACAGGTGGATCATCACCTGCTTCTTTTGTACCTGCAATCTGACCAGTACCCACCGCATTCGTAGGAGCACCCATAACTGCTTGCTCACGAAGAGATTTTACTATATTGATAATCTTGTCTATGTCCATTAGACTGAATTTAACTCATCTATACAGGTTTGATCTTCTGGTATACCGTGAATATGACTTTTAGGATATTCTGGGATTCGATTTAAAAAAATTAAAAAACTTTTGATTGCTGGCCATAAATCTTCTTCTAAATTATAAAAGAGTAATGGCACTGATGCTTCTCCAAATACATTAAACAAAACTGTTAAATGATTTAGTATCAAGTGTGTTTTTAATACCCCAGTGTTTTTGTACCTTTTTAAAAGTCTTTTGACATATTTAATTCGCTTCAAATCATCCTCAAACTCTTCTTTTGTAAGAGCATGAGGATTGTCATAAAATTTTATAGCGAACAACATATAGTTATTTTCATTCAATTCATCAAATCTCATATTATAAAAATGTGATTAGTTAATTATCCTTCAGTGTAGTATCCAATACCACCTGTAGTAATTCCAGACATTGCAACAAGAACTTCTTGCTTCACCCTATAGTTACCATGACTATCTATGTAAGTTGTGATACCAACCCAACCAGATTCAGTTTTAAATTGACCTTGTGCTGATGGTGCTTGTGCAGCTGTTGTATCAGAATTTTGTGCAACTGCGTTAGATATACCAAACACAAGTGAATCAGACTCGAATGATGATGCTTCGTTTCTATACTTATCACCTTGTAAGTTTTGTGTACACCAGATTGGCATCTGTGATACTGTAAACTCAGTTCCTGCAAATCCAGCAACATGAAGGTTTCCAATTGTTGGACCTATTAATGAAGCAGTGCTTGCAACACTAGCTTGTATTGTAGATGCGATAGATGTAATTACTACATCACCGTAATATGTGGCTGCTATGCCAGGACCTCTAACACCAATTCGGAGAACATCACCTATTTGTGCAGAACCAGTGGCACCGAACTGAGTGTTCTGCCCATGCACTATTTTATTATCATAATCAAATTGTGTTATGAGTCCTGCCGAAGTCACATTATCGTTGTTTCCCCAAAGAGACATCGTTTTCTTCCAATTAAGATTTTACTAACAATATTTATAAATGTTCAGTACTAACGTGCTTGAAGTGACTTCTCAACTTGCTCAAGAAGCTTATCGTCCATGTCAGTTTTTGTTAACTTAACTGCCTTTTTTAAGATCACTAGACATAGATCTATTAATTTTTCTCCTAATTCTGCGTCTTCTGGAATTTTAGACACAGCATCGGATACTATTTTTGATGCGAATGGGAGTAGAAATGATAACATTTTTCTGTGTATTACTACACTATATATCAGTCGTATACCTTCTTTCCGTCCTTTAACCGACCAACACCTTTTTTATCGTAGAATTTGACACCTTTTTTCTTAGTGTCCATGTAGAGTTTCTCCGATTTTTTTTGTTGTTCTCTTCTTCTTTCCTTCGCATCCCTAACACGTTGTTGCATTTGTGGGAATGAAATTTGTTCTTTTAAATTTTTTGGTTTTATACCTTTCTTCTTCATGTCAATGGCAATCGCAGCCTGTTGTGCAGGATTTGCTGCCTCATTCATCTTCTTAGTCTTTTTCTTCATCGAGTTGATGTACTTTCGATAGACTGCTGCTTCAGAGGTTTTACCCATTTCTCTTGCCCGTTGCTCCATAGCAACAGCAGCTTGAATCTTATGAGCATGTGATCTTGATGAATTACGTATCTTCGAGACAGATGCTTTAGCAGTAGCCACATCCTTAAAACCGAGTCCGTGAATAGTTCCTTTAGGATTTTCATCTGTATACAAGTCAGAGTGTTTCTTAGAATTAGCAGGTTGACCTTTCTTTCTAGGTATCCGAGGATTTGATTCCTCTTTTAATTTTTTCTCAAGAGTATCTGCCTGTTTGTCATGTGACTTAACAGACTTTCTAAGTTGTTTAATAATTTTTTTAATCTGTCTATCTTCTTCTATCTTTTTCTTCTCAGGTAAACCTTTATGTTTAGTTGATGCAAACTTCTTGACATCACCCTTCTTCATGTCTTCAGCTGCTTTTGCAGTCTCAGGAGTAGTAGGTGCCATCTCTCCTTTCTGGATTGCACGAACTATTCCAAAAAACTTTTGCTGTTTCTTAGAAACTGCTGGCATTATTTTACATCCATGACAGACTTGCCATACTTTGCTTTAACACGTTCAAGAGCAGAAGGTCCTTTGTTTACCTTCTGTGTCTTTCTCATTTCTGCACTTGGTGGCATTGTAGTCGCATCTTTCTTATCTTTAGATGGTCTTACTCTTCCTTGATCTCTTGCAACATCATAACCTTCTTCACTTATGAATTCTTTAAAGGTTTTCATTACATTCCCTGACTTGCCATGAATTTTTTAAATGCAGGAGAGTTGATTCCTTTCTTAGGATCATTCATTCTCTTCTTTCTTTTTTCATCGTAAGACATTTCTGACTCTGGTTTATCCTCTTTAGGATTTCTCATTGCCCGATAGTTTTCTTGTGCTACTTCTTTGTTTAAAATGTTCTTAATAGTATCTTTTTCACCTTTATAAGCACTTGGTTTTACATTGATATTAGAAATAGTAACTAAGTTTTCTTTCATATTATCTGCTTTTTTATATAAAGGTTCACCAGTAAGTTTATTTTTCTTATCTGCTTTCATTCCTTGATACGCAGGAGTGTTTGAAGTTTTATCTGCCTGATTGACAACATATGCTTCACCCATCTTACCTTTTGTTTTTACACCTCTTTTTGCTTCATGTTCTTTCTTTCTTTGAACTGCAAGTTTTGCTCTTTGTGATATGTCTTGCCCACGAGGTCCAGATCCTTGTGGATCAAATTTACCTTTTGTACCAAACCTTCTCTCATTTCTTGCTGCATCTTTTCCAAAGATCATTCCTTTGTCTACTTTTGCTTCAACCATATCACCTTCTGGTTCATGAGACATGTTAAGACCAGACGCACGAAGTTGTGTTTTCTTTAACTTCATTGCAGTTTCAAGTTCTCTTGGATCACCAATTGCCTTGATAGTTGTTGGAATTGCACCACCTGCATCAAAAGTAATGTCACCCATATCTGATGAAACTTCTTCAGGTTTGTCCTCACCTTCAGTTAATTTCTTATCTGTTTTATATGAAGATGTGATATCAGAACCTGCACCTGCACGAACTGCCTGTAACTTCTTCATAAGCACTTGCTTTTTAAGCATTGCCTGTTTCTTTTCCTTAGATGCTATCTGAGGATCTGGTTTTTTCTCAGGTGCTGGTGCTGGCTGTGCCATTGATGCACCAGTTCCAGCGGCACTACCATACATTTCTTTTACATCATCAGGAAAGACCTTGATAAGTTTTTTATTGTTAACACCTTCACCAGTAATTTTATTTTCTTCTTTATGTTTCTTTTCAATTAAATCAGCAAAACCATCTCTCCAAGAATACTCTTCTTTTGACATTGCTTTACCAATTGCCTTACGACGATTCATAAGATACTTATCAGTGCCATCTTTCTTACCGTCATTATTGACATCACCATCTTCTTTACCAACTGGATCAAGACCTTGCTTTGCTCTTGCAGTTTGCTTACCCTTATATTTTTCTGATTTAGTAGGTGATCCATACTCTGTCATTTCAACAGATGCGATATTTGGATTACTACGAAGTTCACTAATCTTAGCACGAGTTGCCATTCTAACATAAGAATTGCTTGTCTTTTTATCAGTGACTCTTACCTTATATGATTTTTCTTCTTCGTTTATATCTTCTACAGAACTAGGTGCAAGATCGTCTGCTATCTCTTCTTCTGGTCTAGGATTTCCATCATGTTCAATTACATTACCATTAGCATCTTTCTGATGATGCTCAACAAATACTTTGTACAATGCAGATGCAGCACTATCAGATACTAACTTACCAAGATCTTTCTTATAATCTTCACCCATTAACATTTGTTTTGCTCTTGACTTTATTGCTGGTGGTGCAGGAGATTTAGCAAGTTGTGTCATATACGCCTTTTGAACCTGTGCAGGATCCATCTTTCCACCACTCTTTTGAGCAAGTGATTGCTTTGTTTTATATCTTACATCATAAGCAAGTTGTCTTGCTTGTTTCTCAACTTTTTCCTTTGCTCCTGTTGGAGCAGCAGCCACTGGTTTATCCATCAATTTATTGTTTTGATTTTTTCCTATATTTATTTAGGAAATGTTTTCCGTAGGCACTTCCTTTCACCATAGTTTCGGTGTATTTACGTAGTGAATCAGTTCCAATTAATCTCTGATCTGCTGGTACACCAGACACCTCAGTAGGTAAATCATATGATTCTTTTCTTGTTTCTGATACATCTTTTATCCATGATTTAAACATAAAATTATTTTCAGTAACACAAATAAGATGATTTGCTCCACGACGAATAATACGTCCAACTAATCCTGTATTTAAATTTTCGACTAATTGGCCAATTTGATATACCTTTTCATCAATATAGTTTTCACGCAATCCTTCCCAATCAAACTTAGGTGCGATCTCCCAAAGATTCCAACCTTCTTTAATCTGCATTGCTTTTCTAATATTCTTATATAAATCTTCAGCTGCTTTCTTCTCCATTGTAGATGGTATACCTTTCATAAAAGATTTAAGATCTCCTTCTGCCGCTGCTTTTCTTTGTTTTGATGCAGACATTCCTGTAACATCGTCAGCATCAGGATCACGATCACCTGCTGATACAACTTCTACTTTATCAAACTTATATAACTTTCCATTATAAGTGTTGACTAGCTTATCAAATTCTTTCTGTCGATCTGCACCACCTACAACTCTTACACCTGCATATCCATCGTTATGTGCTTTCTTTAGTACATCAAAGATAGTTCTGTTTGCAGGATCATTAACAATTTTTTCACTATGCTTTGGAAACATTTGTCTCATAATGCCGACTTTACTATCAGCATCTAATGGATTCTTCTTTGCATCCTGACTTCTTGAAGGTACAATAATATAATCATCTTCATCAGATGATTTTGCAACTTGATTTAATAATTTCTCATGTCCTGTTGTTGGAGGATTAAATCTACCAAATGCAACTGTTAAAGTTCCTTTTGTTTTCTCTACTTCTGGTGGTGCTTCTGGTAATTTAGCAACTGGTTCTTGTGCAGGTTGTTGTGCACCTGCTGGTTGCATACCAGATAAACTCTTTTCTTTCTCTGTAGATGGTGGATCTTGACCTATTCTTTGTTTCTTATTGAAGAATTTTAATGATCCTTTTTCGGTCTTTGCAACAAACTCTCCCTTTTTATCGTACCATCCTCCATGACCATCACTAGTCAATCCCATACGGGTTGCTTGTTGAACGGCTGTGGACTCAAGGAATTGGAAAAAAGATTTCATCTAGATCGGGATAATTTTAAAGTTATCTCTTTTTCGTTTTGAATAAGGTAACTAAAAGTATTATTTCTCATAGTTTCATACTTATTTATTATCTTTTTAGATTTAATTTTTTTAATCTGTTTTTCAAATTTTAAAAAACAATGATATAAGAACTCACGATATCTCCTACCTTTATTCTTTTCATCAGATTCAAATGAATCCATGAGGTCTTTGATTGGGATGTTCTGTTTCATTCTAATTTATAATATGCTGATGAATATTTAGATTGACTAGATGCATAAAGATATAGATCTTCGACTATTTGATCTCTTTTGTCTTTCTTTAATAACTTATTCTCTAATATATCAAGTAATTGTGTCACTTGTAATTTTGAATATAAAAATTTGAGTGTATAAATTTTTGGATCATTCTCTAATTTGTTTATTTCTGCTTTTGTCATCCTCGCATATTTTGTAAGTCCTTTTGATATTTCTGCGAATACTTTATCAGGTTCATCTCTAACTCTCTTGGCAGCATCTGTAGGTATTGTTTTTTGACCATGATTTTTAAGTATAAGGTTCGTAGGACCTAAAGATATTTTACCTTGGTTTGCATTTGCACCTTTTACCTCACCTTGCCATCCAGTCAATCCATCACCTGCACCAAAAGATCTATACTGTATTTTTGTTCCACCTGTAAGTAATACATAACCATCAATTGACTTTTTACTATATTCATATCCATCATAATACTTACAAGTTTTCATATCTCTGAATATATTTTTGACAGAAATTCTTACATTTCCAATAATTTTTTTAAGAGATACACCAATCAAAATATTCTCTTCTAACTTTTCTTGTATAACTTGATTAAGTCCTAATATTGTATTCTCTTTATCAAAAAAACTAAAAGAAAAGTCATCACTAATCATCCATATATCAGAAGGATTCCATTTGTTTATATTAATTCTTACGTTTTCGTTTTTGGATACTCGTTTAAAAGCTGCTTCTATCTTATCAACTTCTTTTGAACCTCTGTGAAAAACATATTTACCTTTACCTTTAAATGTTTGATATAATTTATTTGCACCAAGTAAAGATGATTCAACCCATTCGTCAGGTAACTCATTTAAAATTCTTTCGTTGGTTTCATTTATATCAAAAAGTTTTGAATATTTTTTAACATTATTTTGTGTTATATCATTACTTGTTATTTCTCTTCCCAATCCAAATGCAATTGCAGCATATAAACACTGTGCTGATTCTGTTAATGTAGTTGCCTCTGCACCACCACCAGAACCTCTACTACCTTTAAGTTTGTAGATTATTCTGACTCTCTTCATGTCGAAAGTAACAATCTCAGACCCACCAAATCCACCAACATCTCTGGTCAATTCGCCATAGGTAATATTATTCTTATCTAAAATTTGTTCTACCTTATCTCTGTCTACAGATCTATCATCACTTTCAACTCGATACTCTAAAATTTTAGGAGTATCTTTGATGTTGATAATATTCGCAGTAGATAGAGTTGGTTCTATTAAAGGTAATATTTCTTGAGCAGTGACTAGGTTAGCCATCTTTACTTTTTGAAGTATTTATTTATTATGTCTATCTGGTCTTGATACTTAGCAATCATATTCAATTCTCCTTCGATTGCTTCTACAATATTTGAATGTTCTCCAATACCCACAGGATTTGCAAGATACACTTCAATATTTGCTTTGTGTTTAGCAATATCACCTTGTGCGTGTGCTAATAATGCTTTAATTAGTTGTTCCCTCATAGGTCTCCCTCCTTACGATTTTCTGACTGGTAGACATTAAACTCTCCACCAGGATATCTCTTCTTTAATTTATCTACATTACCTGCAACCACTTCTTCAATTGAAACATCGAGTGCTTTACATGCTTGCATTACATACCACATAACGTCACCCAACTCAATAATAAGATGCTTTCGATTATGCTCGTCCCAAGGTTTACCTTGGAATACCATCTTCTTAACGATCTCCATAAACTCACCACCTTCAGCACTAATCCCAACAGCAGCAGTAAGGAGCCTGTGAATATTGGCACCCTTTCCGTCAAGGGAACTAATACTCTCAATAAAGCATTGATAATCCTTACTGGAATCGGATGTGACACCATCCACGAATATAGCATACTTATCAAAGTCAATTTTTTTAGTCA